ATAACACTGCTGTTGGTTGCAACGCTCTTACTGATAACACCACAGCAAGCAACAACGTCGCGGTCGGCTACAACGCACTCAACGACAACACCACTGGCTCTAAGAACCTTGCTGTTGGTGCGCTTGCACTTGATGCAAATACCACTGGTAATAACAACACTGCTGTTGGTTACAACTCTCTTGGAGCCAACACCACTGGAAGCAACAACAATGCGTTCGGTGAAGACGCCTTAGCAAATAACACATCTGCAGGCACTAACAATGCTTTTGGTTGTTCTGCTTTGAAGCAAAATACTACTGGCATTCAAAACACAGCTTTCGGACAAGCCGCTGGGAAACAAATCACAACAGGTAGCCAAAACGTTGCTGTTGGATACAATGCTTTGACATCTAACACGACTGGCACCAAGAACGTAGCCATTGGCGCTCAAGCTTTAGACAGCAGCACTTCCGCAGGTAGTAACACAGTCATGGGCTACACCTCAGCAGATGCCATAACAAGTGGAGGCGGAAATACCATTCTTGGTTACCATTCTGGCCGAGGAATTACCACTGGCAACGACAACGTTATTGTTGGAAATAATGTCAACACAAACACTTCAGATGATAGTAATTCAATCACTATTGGCCTCAATATTGACGCTATAGGCAGCAACTACTTTACATTTGGCAAAAGCGGCAATCGTGTTTACAACCAGTTCACTTCAAACGCATCGTGGACTCGCAGCTCTGATGTTCGCCTAAAGAAAGACATTCAGACCAACACCGATCTGGGTCTTGATTTTATCAATGACCTTCGCACAGTTACTTACAAGTGGAAAGCACCTTCAGAGCTTGATTCAACCCTTTCTGGTTACGACGCAACCAAGACAGAAGCTGACTACAGCAGCAAGATGTATGGCTTCATTGCTCAGGAAGTTAAGCAAGCTCTAGACGATCGCAATGTCACTGATTTTGCGGGCTGGACCGAAGACAACGAAGGCGTTCAAGGCATCAGCTACGAGATGTTTGTCATGCCACTAGTGAAAGCGGTGCAAGAACTTTCGGCTAAGGTTGCAGCACTCGAAGCAAATTAATCTATAATTTATTGGGATTACTTTAAACACATGACCGCTTCTCAAGAAAAGCTCAACGCTATCGTCCAAGAGCTTGAGTCTGTAATCGCTCAGCACAATGAAGCGATTCGTACCGCTGAATCCTGCAAAGAACGTGCAGTCTTTCTTCAAGGTGCAGCACAAGCTCTTCGGGAACTGGAAGGTACAGAACCTGTTGTTGAAGCTGAACCCTCCTCAGTAGAAGCCGAGTGAAGTAAAATAGGAACATATAAATAAGTTCCTATATCTAAATGGCCTACATTGGACAGCAACCGGTAGTCGGTCGTTATATCCTCCTGGATCAAATTTCAGGAGGATTTAATGGGACAACCAGTGGGTTCACGATGTCCACCGCTGGAGGTCAGCAAGGCGTAACGCCTGGGTTGGCTCAAAATGTCTTGCTGTCCTTGGGCGGTGTCATCCAACATCCTGGTACTGACTACACCATATCTGGCTCTGGCCTTACCTTTACAACACCACCAGCATCCGGTACAACTTTCTTCGCCACGGTCTTGGGCGATGCACAGTCTGTTGGTACGCCTAGTGATGGCACCGTAACCCCTGCATCTATTGCCGAGGGATTTGATTTTTCGTTCCCGAACATGACCGTTACGGGAGCATTGACTGTTAGTGGTTTAACGACAACGAGCGGCCTAACGGTTACTGGAGACGCAACCGTTCATGGCTTAACTGTTGGCCGTGGTCTTGGATCTGTTGCGACGAACACGGTCCTGGGCAACAACGCACTAGACGCAAACACCACGGGCAACAACAACACCGCTATTGGTGACGAAGCTCTGTCGGCTTGCACAGAGGGCTTTAGAAATACCGCAGTTGGCGCGAGCACGTTGGTTCTTCTCACCACGGGAGACAACAACGTTGCTATTGGTGCAGACGCACTTGAGGCAACTACTACGGGAAATGACAACGTAGCGGTTGGTTTTGACGCGCTTACTTTAAACACAACAGGCAATAACAATACTGCTGTTGGAGATTCTGCTTTAGAATCTGCAACTACCGCATCTAATAACGCAGCATTAGGTGCAGATGCCCTTAAAGCCAATACAACTGGCACGTCTAACGTTGCTGTTGGCTATCAGGCTATTGATGCAAATACAACCGGTGATGCAAACACTGCGGTCGGTAGATCCGCGCTGACTAGCAACACCACTGCTAATAATAACGTTGCTGTAGGTAAACATGCTCTGTTGGTTAACAGCACTGGCACGTCTAACGTTGCTGTTGGTACAGATGCCCTTGATGCCAATACAACTGCCTCAAACAATGTTGCTGTTGGTCAATCAGCACTAACAAATAACACAACTGGTGCTGAGAACACAGCGGTAGGTTTCCAAGCCTTAGAAAAGAACACGACTGCTAACAACAACATTGCCGTTGGTTATCAAGCTCTAGAAGAAACCACTACTGGCACGTCTAACGTTGCTGTTGGCTATCAGGCTATTGATGCAGGCACAACTGCTTCAAACAATGTTGCTGTTGGTCAATCAGCACTAGGAGCTATCTCCACGAATGGCAACTGTGTCGCTGTCGGTCATCAGGCTCTGTTGAACACTACCGCCGGAAACCTAACCGCCGTCGGCTATCAAGCCTTAAGGATGAATACCAGTGGTACCAATAATGTTGCCCTTGGTCTTCAGGCGCTAAACCTTAATACCAGTGGCAATAACAACACTGCTGTTGGATACCAAGCTTTAGATGCTAATACAACTGGAGATGCCAACACCGCAATGGGTCTTAACGCCCTTGGTGCCACCACCACTGGTGATAATAACGTAGCTGTTGGATCTGGGGCTTTAGATGTAAACACTACCGGTTCTAGCAATGTTGCTATTGGGCAGAATACTGCTGGCGCCATAACCACTGGCATCCGAAATGTTGCCATTGGTCAATCAGCTTTAGCAGGAAATACAACTCAATCTCAGAATGTTGCGATTGGGCATGATGCTTTAAATTCTGCTACCGCTAGTAACAATACAGCCGTTGGCTACAAAAGTTTAGCAGCTAACACCACTGGCACGGAAAACGTAGCTGTTGGCTCACTTGCCCTTGACGCAAATACAGATGGTGGTAACAACACTGCCGTTGGCAGTCAAGCTTTAGGAAACAATACTGGCGGTGGAAACACAGCAGTTGGCCGTGCTGCATTAAACGCTAATACAAGTGCTGATAATAATACAGCTGTTGGTTTTAACGCATTGCTCGATAACACCACAGGTGAAAGAAATACAGCTGTTGGTTGTCGTGCTCTTGACGGAAATACCAATCAGGCTGACAACACTGCTGTTGGTTTCAATTCACTATCTGCTCTCACCTCAGGCAACAGTTGCACTGCTGTTGGATCACAAGCTCTTGAAAATTGTACTAGCGGGTCTGACAACACTGCTGTTGGTCAAAAGGCACTCGAAGCAAACACCAGCGGTGGTTACAACACCGCAGTGGGGCGTGAAACTCTGATAGCAAACACTACTGGCGATGGAAATACTGCGGTTGGCGGACTTGCGCTCGACGCAAATACTACGGCCGACGGCAATACTGCAATGGGTTGGGCAGCCCTAAGTGCTAACACTACTGGCAGTCAAAACGTAGCTGTTGGATATCAGGCTTTAGAGGCAAACACTATAGCTGGTGATAATACTGCTATTGGGTACGGTGCCCTTCAAGACAATACAACTGGCAGTAGTAACACTGCCTGTGGACACCGTGCGCTTGCTCGAAATACCACTGGTACCTTCAACGTTGCTGTTGGACGGATTGCGCTAGATAACGTTACCACTGGCTCGCAAAACATTGCCGTGGGTTACAACGCTGGCGGCTCAATTACCACAGGAAATGAGAACGTTTGCATCGGTCAAGATACAGGCGATAGAATCACAACTGGCGATCGAAATGTACTCATTGGCGACGACGCTGATGTTGATGTTTCTGGCAGAGATCGCGCTTGTGCTCTTGGTCAGGGCGTATCGACCTTTGCCACTGATTCCACGACCCGGATTCTCGGTGATAACGGTGTTTACAACACAGGCAACACCTCCAATTGGAGTACAACCTCTGATCGTCGTCTGAAGAAGAACATTGTTGATTGCACGATTGGTCTTGACACAATCAAGCAAATTGTCGTGCGCAACTTTGAATACAGGACCGCATCGGAAATCACAGATGCAGAACTGCAAAATAATCTCGACATTTACACGATTCCTAAAACGGGTGTTCAGGTTGGTGTTATCGCGCAGGAGCTTGAGGCTGTAATTCCAACAGCTGTCGCAACAGACGACAATGGCGTCAAGCAAGTTCAGCAGGACGAAGTGTTCTGGCACATGCTTACTGCCATCAAGGATCTTGCTGCAGAAAATGACGCACTCAAGGCTAGACTTGACGCAGGTGGACTCTGATTATGAAACTTGTTTTTAACATCCTGCTAACTGTATTAGCACTGTTCCCTAACTTATTGATTGGCTACTTGTACATCAACAAGGATGCAATCATCGAGCAACAAAAAGAAGCCCTGATGAAAGGCATCGGAGGACAGCTATCCAGCCAACTTGGCAAGCAAACAGAAGCTTTAACTGGCAACATGGATTCTTTATTCGCTGACAAGATCAAACCCGAAATGGACACGCAACACCAAGGACAACTTGATGCGCTGCCCAAGGAAACAGGCCCTGCAATTCCTTTTACAACGCCGTGATTAACATTCCGGACATTGGGGTACGATCCATACGGATTGTGCAAATCCCTGATGTCCATTCTTGGACACAAATCGCACCTCTAAATATTCCTCATGCACCCCCAGTAACCCTGGAGATCGGACTGCCGATCATCAACATTCCTGGTTGTGTTGAAGCACATGAAAAAAACGACAAGTCATCGACAATTTCTAGCGATGATCTTAGAGGCGTCATGGTTTTCTGCGATGCAGGAGTACCTTCATACAACCCGATTAATTACAATCCAGAACAATTAATACGTTCAAGCATCCCAGCAATACCAAATACGACGAAGCCTTCTACACCTGAAACACCAGTAATCCCCAGTAATCTCCCCGGTACTAGGAAGGAATTTAAACCAGCAGCTCCTGACGACACACAAGAAGAATGCACAGAAAACTGTGATGAAAAACCTCAATTAATTGAAGAAATTAAACCAGAAAAGGAGTTAAATATTACTGACTATTTACCTGATTTACCTACAACTACTACGACGGCAGTCATTGCTGTTGTTGCGACTTCTTCTGCTCTATTAGCAAAGCCGCTTGCCGACTTGCTTCTAAAACTGATAAAGCCGACTGTGAAGAAGGCCCAGAAGAAACTGCTTGACGCACTTGGGAAGAAGACGAAGACTGAATCGGTGCGTGAGCGTGTCCTTGCTCAGCGTGATCGGAACCGTGCGATTCTTGCTTTACGGCGGGCTTTGAAGAAATAGGAATTGAATGCGTGTGTTGTGGAAGATGTCCTGGTGGATTAACCAGAATTACATCCTCACATACTTTGAAATAAGGTGATTTGGGATGAAAAAGTATGCCTTGTTTTTTCAAATTTCCACAATGTTTTAACCTTCCAATCTCAAAATCTAATCTCTTTGTAGCCAATATTTGCTGCTGTATTGCAGTCTGGGTATCAACTGCTGTTTTACAACGTTCTTGCAATCCGCCATCTAAAGGAATAGACAGCGTGGCAGACAGCCCAAAATTGATATTATGCGAATTCTTTTGCCCAGTACGTACAGGAACTTGATATAAAACATCTCCCGGATTTAGCAGGTTTCCATCATCATCTGCCCGCATGTCATACACATTATCCATGTAATGTGATTCATATGGAACTTGCCAAGAATTACTAGATGTTACGAACGGGGTAAAATTCAGCGTTGGTCCTTGACAGCTGATTCCATTTGAATAGGTGTTGGTGATATAGGGTCCCTGTAAAACCTGGATTGCTTGATTTGTAACTGAACCGCTACTATTAGCAATAGGGTTAGCAGTTGCACTAACGCCACCGACAGTATCGCTGTAAGCCGGAGAAGAAAATAAGGTGGCACAACCTATTGCGTAAAAATAGACGTGGTTTCTGTGACGCTTTGGATTTCTGTGGTTCTTTCGATCACCGTGTGATTCGAGAGCCCTGCCCCTTGGTAGGTCTCTGTGAACGTGAAAGCGCCGCCAGGTGTTTGCAACGACCAGTTGGGCTTGTTTTGTAAATCCAAACCAGTCCATGTGCTAGTGACTCCGTTCACCGTATTGCTGTCTCTGGTAACAGCCCCTGGTGAAATACTAGCTCCTGAATGTTTAATATTGGTACCGGTCACGGAATACTGAAAACCCGTGTTGTAGTCCATTGAGTTAATAACTTCAGAAACTTTTGTCGAAGTTTCTGTCCTTGACACCATGGACCCCTGCTGAAAATTTGGTACTACCGGAACGCTATACGCTGACTGAAATAAGCCATGAAGAATACCCAGGAGTAAACCCAGTCCAATACCTTCTTGTAAACGTGTCATCTATCGGACAGTCACTTCCGTCACAAATTGTCCAATTGCTGTGGTGCCTGCGCCTCCTGGATTGATCGTGGTAATACCAGCTGAATTGATTACACCACTTAATGTTCCAGCCACGCCGCCTGCAGTGGTAGTCACCGTTCCGTAAGCAGGTAAATTAGACACAGTGCCAGTGGAAACAGAGACACCTGTAGGAATAGCATCGCCGTAGGTAAACGACTCAGACAGGCTGAAAGCAGATCCTGAGGTAGAAATTCCATAGCTACCGGCTCTTAAAGTTGCGGCGGCGGTAACACTTGCTGGCGCAGTCAAGCCACCCATGGTCGATACACTTGCGTTATTTCCTGCAACAGAATAAGTACTACCAATGCGTGTTGCTTGTGTGGCGGCAGCGTCAACAGTGAGCTGTACCGATGAACTCATGCGATGGATGATATCCGCTTGTACAGCGCCAGGAGCCAAACTTAATACTGCAGCTGTAGCCAAGATAGTTTGGGTTTTCATTACTTATACGTTACTTATACCCCAAGTTTACCATTGGGTAAAATTAGGATTGGGGATAATATCTAACAATGAAACTAGGACCTAACCCAAAAGAATTAACTGAATACTTAGGTAGTTTAGTTCCAGTAGGTGTCCTCACTTGGGCTTTGGCAGTTTTAACTGCAAGTTACCTTGGTATTGCGACCAAGATTGATGCGGCTTTTATTTCATCCTTGGTAACAAGTGTCCTTGCTGTGTACGGCATCTCTAAAAAAGATGACGGTAAAAAAGGCACTACAATAAAGAAAGTTACCCCAACCGAAGGTAAGGGTAAAGAAACGTCTCCAGACCAAAAATTCACTGCTCCAAAGATCCCATCACCGGATACCGGAAATGAAAAACAAAGCTAGAGACAAACAAATCAAAGTGAACGTTTGTTGGGAAACAGCAGACGAACGCAAGTGCCATACGTTTAATAAGGATGAAGCCTACGCATTAAAAACCGCCATCGAAAATGACGGCGGTACGGTGTGGTGGTTTAGCCCTGTCGAGTAATCACTCTTTAGGGAATAAGCCGTTCTTGATAAATAACACGGCTTGGTCATCGATAGTATTGTCGGTACTTTCCGCCAGTTTGGTAAGAAGATCTACGATCAACTTCTTGACTTGCGGAGAGTTTAAAAATGTGAACAGAACGGGACGAATTAAAGCAATCATTTTGTTACCGGTATAGTCTCACTTATTCTACGGACATAGATCAACGTACAATAATCAACTACCTGTCAAATTCATACTCTGCCTCGACGTAAATCTCTGCGGTGTGTTCAGAATTCCCTTGTTGACATGCTTTCCGAACTTTTCCGGCGTAATAATCAACAGGTGCAAAGGAATCATTAAGATCCGGCTCTGAACTAAAAAAATCGTCAAAGTCTTTCTGATCTACCGTGTAAGACCAGTTCTTTTCTTCGCTTGTCATTAAACGTCGTAAACTTTACACATTGGAGCAGATGGGTTGTGCTCGCAATAACACTCTACACAAGTTACTTCGCCTCTATCGCATGGACACGGAGACTTTTTACCGAAGAGATTCTTAATTGCTTTAAAGACTTTTTTCATGGTCTTGTGACAAGGGGTAGAAGAATATCAGGGAAAGGATTGTCTGGAGTGTGTTCACGATCCCAGGCAGTACGCCATTCCGTCAATGAATGTTCGTGTTCAGTCGCGCCAGTAAATTCTGGGCCAAGGTCGCATTGAATTGCGCTGTCTACATCTAGATCTTCATAAATAATCCTGGAAAAATCTTCAAGCAAAAGAACCGGAACTGGATCCGCAATTTCAATAACTATACCAACAGCATAGTCAATTAATTCATTCCGTGTATTTGAAATACACAGCATATAGTCGCCAGGCTCTAACGTGAAATACAGTTCATTTCCACGATCAAGTCGAGCAGAATTAAATTCATTATAGAAATCTGATGTAGCCCCCATGAAGGAACCTGCGTAAGGATACGCTACATTTCCGTCACTATCTTTTGTGGAGATACTATCTGCCTGAAATATATTTCTGGCTTGTATTGGATTACGGTTTAAATCATATGCAGAAAGGTTTATATGTTTCGCTCGATTACCACCTTTGGCTGTAATAATCCAACCAGGTGTATTTAAAGTAAATTTAAACCAGTGGTTATAAGTATTGCCGCCATAGCCACCCTGAACTACCTGGTTGGTTGGCCCAAGCTTTCCACGGAGATATCGAACCGAGGTCTGTGCAAATGAGCCAATTGGAAACGGATTTTGAGCCGTCCGCTGTCTTTGGCTCAATTGGTTACGGGCCATTATTTATAATTATTTGTCTATCCTTCATCATAATCTGGGGCATCTTTAACACAAAGAGGATGTGCAATAGTCGGTTTGTATTGATTTTGCACTACTTCCTGTGTCTTGCCGAGGAGTCGGGCACGGCTCATAAGCATTAGTTTCTCCGCTTCATATTTTGTACAGAACGGATGGATACGTTTTGGTGGCATACCTGCATTCCAAGTAGACACCATATGTAGTGGGTTGCCACACCAAGGGTTTCCGCAGACGCGGGTGACAAACATCGAGCCGACATCACCCCATGCAGCCTGGTAAATAGCCTTGTGTACATTTACACGTTCTGATTTTTGCTTGCTGTATATCGCCCGATAAGACGGCATGTAAATACGCTGCGGACCTTTTGAACCAGGGAGGTCGATTTCCCAGCAGTCATTTATATCGGATACCCTAATTCGCTTCCAAAGTTTTTCATATTTAACTTTGTATTCAGGATCCATGTAATTGATATCGAATCCACAGATGTTGGACTTGATCTTCAAAACGCAGTGGTAACACCAGTGGTGCGTCATGTCCCGGATGGTATGCCCATGTGGACAGACGAATCCCCTGTAGTAGCCATGTTCTCGGAGTTCTTGGTCACTGAGAAGATGAATGTCCCGGACGTAGCGGAACTGAGCTTCGCTCACGATGTTTGCCATGTCAGCCCCAGGGATCCAGGTAGTGTCGTTGTGGACGCATTTTGTACCTGATCAGCAGGTCAAGTCGGTTGTCTTTTTCGATATTGAAGCGGTCGTGAACGACTGCGTGGTTGTCTGGGCATTCTCCAGTGCGGAGGTAGTAGACAATCCTGTGCGCCAGATACTCTTCATTGTCCAGAGGGACAATGTAATACCCGTTGATTTTGTTGCGGCGAGTAACAAAACGGTTTTTTCTGACCCAACGCAAGCCACTTGGATGTTCGTCCGTCAGCTCTAAACGTTCCTGAATGATCCATAGAGGAGGCATTTCGCGGTAAACGCGTGACACAGAAAACCGGAATGAAAGAGATTTTTTCTATATCTAATATAAACGCCATTTTGAGGATTTTGTCGTTGTTCATTCCGGTTTTTACTAAGTCTCATGAGAAACGGAATGTACATGGACACTTTGCCCAAAGTGGCGTCTGCGTTATCTATAAAAGAAAATACGTTCATTCCGGGTTTTTGTGCACCGCAAGGTTCTTGGTTTGGTCTCAACCTAAGACTTATAGACCATAAAAAAGCCTCCCGCTGGGGACGGAAGGCTCGGATGGGTCTGCGCTCGGCCTTAGCTTACCTCAGCCAGCTTCTTTTTCGTGCGTTTTGTTTTTTTCTTTTTCCTCTTCGATACCGTTTCCAGTTCCACGCCGTGATCGACCTCCTGTAGGACATCCTCAAAAATCCCACCAAATTGCGACGCGACTGTCTCCCACGCAAATTGCGTATCCGTAGCTCTCTGATAACAGAGTTCCGCAACCGCCTCACGTTTACCTGGGCTTTCGTAAAGTTCCGTAAGGAGTTCAGCCAGGTGGTCCCCCGACGGGCACGGCATTTCTCGGGCATAGTTCGTGTCTACATCAACGTGATCGCATCTGATCAGCTTGCCATAACCTTCAAAGATTTCTTTGCAAGATGTGTGGTTCGGGACGATTTGGGCGACCTTACATGCCGCATGTTCAAAGTTGACCAGGCCCCAGCCCTCACCCTTGCAGGTATTTACGCCTACGTCACAGGCGTTATAGATGCAGTTCAGCATGTCCACCTCGACGTTAGGCGGCTGATCCCCCTGGGCAGTACGGATGATTCGGCCATTTGGATCGAGGCCCTGCTTCTTCATTTCCCGTGCGAACACCGGCATGATGTCCCAGCCTTGGTCCTTGCCGCCCATGTGTAAATACAGCTGAGCGTCCGGTTTGTCTTTGGCAAATTTGGCAAAACCTTCGATTGTGATGTCGATACGCTTGCGGAACTGGTTCCGGTTACCGTTAAAAACAATGAAAATATCAGGATCTAGACCCAGTCTCTTCCGGGCTTCCTTCTTATCCATCGGATAGAACTGATCTGGCGTCATGCCATGAGGAATCACTGCAACAGGCTGGGTGATACCACCGGCAATAAATTCGTGTGCGCCGAATTCGGTGTAGGAAATGACGGCATCCCACTTGTTGGCTGTGTCGGACAGTCCACCGATCCAGTTGTAGGAGTCCATGGGGGCATAGCCCACGAACTTAAATTTCTTCTGCTCGTGCAGGTCAGCAATCTGTTGGTATTGCTGGTTGATAATCCAGATGTCGTTGATGGTGAAGACGATGTCGGGCTTCTCTCGCTCTACGATCTCCCGAATCCGTTGCACGCCAAAGGGTTCCGTCTGGTACCGGTTGGACGACGGGAACATTTTGTACCGGTCTTGTAGCGGTGTTGGGTCACCCCACCAGTTATGACCGAGGACACAGATTTCGAACTTATCGTCAAGATGCTTGAGTACATTCTCAGTGACACGGGCAAACCCGGTCATGGCGACAATATCCCCACACCACAAAAGCTTTGGTTTCTTACTCATTTAGCGGTAATATTCTCCACCCAACTATACACAGTTTGAAGGAGTTATCGACCTTACAAGTTCTTTCTCCTCTACATTTTCAGCGGCAAGTCTATTTTTTAAATACTGTGCAGCTGCGTGAGTATCAGTTTCTTCTCCGCAGGTATAAAGATCGATAGCGCAGTAGCCGATCTCAGGCCAGGTGTGGATTGAAGCGTGGGATTCAGCAAGGAGTGCCAAGACTGTCACACCTTGTGGTTCGAATTTATTGCTGATGATCCGCAAAACGTTAGCTTTTGCCATGCGTAATGCGGATTCCAGTGCCTGCACCAGTAGTTGGCGGTCATCCAGCACAATTTTGCTGCATCCGTACATGTCCAGAATCAGGTGCCGACCGTCGCTCATTCCTCTTCTCCTGTTTTGGGCTCGTGGTTTTTATCGATGATGTCGCCGTAGTGAACACGCCATTCATCTTTGTTTAAACCCACCTCGACGATAGAGGGGAACTTCTCATATTTCTGGTCAGATGAGCGGCAAGCCACGTTGACCACCCGCATTCCCCTACGATTCTTGAACTTGTAGACGTTGAGTTGGAGCTGGTGAACACAGATGTCCATCAGCAGGGACTCAAAACGACTGCGGCCCAGGATGTTGCTGTTGGACGACCGAGCAAATTCGCAGTAGCTGGCATAGAGCCACTTATCCCAGTTGACGAAAATATTGGACGTGCCCCCTGGGGAATGCTTAGCCAATCCAATGGGAGTGGAGATGCCCGGATCAAAGATGAGGCAGTGCTCCATCCAATCCATGATCTGGTTGGATTTCAGGATCTGTTCACGGTGATGCTTGGCAAAGAAGTCAACTTTCTTATTGGTTTCCATCAGGTATTCCCGCATCTCTGCCTCCGAGAGATCGAGGACCCAATTCACCAATCCGGGAAGGAGTTCCGAAAAGTCACCGAAAGGATGACCTCTGTCATCCATATCAATAAGCGTACGCTGTTCTGCAGAGCTGCCGGTGAAAGGGCGATCGAAAGGAATGGTAAGCCGACGGCGAGCAAGACCAGAAGTGGGATCTGTCGTTTGAATCGGTTCATTGGCCGTGATCATGACCAGTCCGTTGAACTTAAACGGTTTCTGGGAACCTGACTGAAACTTGCGTTCATTACGTATCAAATCACGTCCAGTCAGTGCCTTCAGCACGGAGACTGATCCGCCGTAACGTTCCACATCATTGAAGAGCAGAAGCTTTTTCTTGTAGAGGTTTGCGGTTTCGAAACGGTTTTTCTCCAGGTGCTCCAGAGAGGAGATCATGGCGTTGTCATCACCCACCAAAGCGTGAGCGAGGTTGGAGTAAGTGGATTTACCTGACTTACCAGGACCAACAATTTCAACGAATTTTTGGACCTCGGAGTTACCCATCAGCACGGCACGGAGCCATGCACGAAGGACCTGCACACGGCCCCAGTTGCCATCCTGAGCGTTCTTAAGCCACTTAATGATGGGTTCACAAGTAGCACTAGGATCGTACTCATAGGGGAGCTGCTGGGTCATATACATCTCCCGATCGAACGGCAGAAGCTCCTTGGATTCGACGTCCAAGATCCCGTTCGTGAAGAGAAGTTGGTTGTTACCTTCGTACCAATCTTCGAAGATGACGCTGATCCGCAGCTGCTCCATCACGTCATTGATGAGGTTCATGCTGTAGCCATTCGGCAGCAGATCCTCTTTCACCATCTCAAATTTATTTTTGATCTCACCTTTGATTTCGATGTCCGAAAGCTGAGTCCAAAGACCTTTGCTTTTGTATTCGTAAAGGTAGAAGCAGCCTTGCGTCTGGCAGTAGCGCAGATTCCCTTTCCAAAGTTGAAGGACAATATCAGTTACGGTATCCGATGAAGGATTGCGCTTCTTGCTGTCTTTCCCTTTCTTGTCGTTGATTACCGGTTGTGCCCAACCACCACGACTCATTGAGGGGAAGGGGAGATCTGTTGTGCTGACTGTTTTTTTCTTAGGCCGTACGTCTTGGCTTTCGATTTCAGCAAGCAGTTGTGCTGCATGTTCCAGCGTTACGTCATCAACGCCGAGTGCTTTGTAGTCCTGCGATGGTTTCCATCCGTGCTCCTGGGCGACATGGATCAGAGAACCGATGCCACGTCCACCTTCTTTACTGAAGGAACGCCAACGGCGAGCACATTCACCGTCTTTGTATTTGTCAGATTGATGGGACCAGGAATCCCACTGATCTAACAGTGATTCGTCTAGCGAATGAAGCGACTGGCCAACGGTGATCCAGATGTCATAGTCATCGGCAGCCTCTGGGGGCATTGCCCACATTGCTTCAGCGGCCAGTTGGATGTCCCGTTCCAGGGAGATCTCAGCGTTAATTGCAAAGCCAGGGCCGACGATCCGAGTGGTTTCACTTGCCGGTACGCCTTGCTTGACGTTCTTATTGATGATGGCGTTCAGTAGCCAGTCCGGCAGTTCAGGCAGGCTGTCAACCCATTCGAAACCCTGGCCCTCAGCGGTGTAGTATCCTTCCGTCTCAGGGTGAAGGCCCATCACCACCCCTTGGTGGCGCTTCCACAGAACCTCTAGTTTTTCCTTGTTCTCTTCTGCATGCCAGGTGTATTTGTTTCTGACGAAATGCTTATGCTTTTCGCGGTCTAGCTTGTATAGTTTCTTCTCACGGCCCTCTTTGCCACTGAGAACTGTCAGGGTGTTGGGCAGTGCAGTTGCGAAGTCTGTTCCGGCAACTTCTTCGATGAGTTTGTAAACACTTGGGCCATCGATATCGACCCAAACCAAGCCATAAGGATGATTGTAGACAGGACCACCCAGTACTCCGACGGCTTTACAGTGCCCGGTGAGTGTCTCCTCCTCAATTTCTCGTACGCTATAGGGGTTGTTCTGCCATCCCGAAATGTACGGGTCCTTATTGGCACCCAGCGGCGTAAGCGGCCAGTCGATCGGTAGATAGTCAAGGCGGATTTCTCCTGGTCGTAATGACTGTGGTTGCTTATTTGCCATTATTTTTATTCGTTAACTTCCACTTTAAAGTGCTTGTTTGCGAAACGTTCGTCGTTCAGCAACATAAATGCATGCAAATGCATGACTGTTGGAAGATGGAAACAGTCGCCTTCATTGGCCGCCTCCATATAATTTTTGAGCGCAAAAAGCCACTCACCCATATGCACATGGATGTCCATGAGGGTCCCCAGTTGAGCGTCTCTATATCCTAGGCTGGTCAATCCCGGGTGAGATTAGGCATTTATTTAGATAACAAAGTCTCATAAGTCTTGTGATAAGTATTTAAGTTTTGTAACTTTTCTTAGATCAAGTCGGGGTCGTACACATTGCAGTTTTCAATTTGCTTGTAGTATTCCTCGACGATTTTGTACCAATCCTCCCGCAGGATGTCCAAGAACCTCCGCGAGATCTTGAAAATCTGAGTACGGGCAGGCGTTGAGACCAAGATGGCAGCCTGCTGAACCTTCATGTCCAGGGTCTGCTCGATGGCGATGTCGTACGCAGCCAGTTGCTTACAGGTTTTTTTGAACTTCATGTGGCCGCCCAACAGGTCACGCCATTCTGGTGACCCCTTTTCCAAGTCTTTCGGCCAGCGTCGGCTGTAGGGTTTCACGCTGGTTTTCAAATCAGCAAGCGTGAGTTTGCCATTGGCAACAGCAATGATGTCAGGCGCACCGGCCCAGGCTCTGCCCTCGCTGTCACTACCCCAAACCCGGGCGACTTCATCAGCACCCATCGTGAAGTCAAACTTATCTAGTACAGGGGATTCAGCCCAGAGAACTTCTTCGAATTGATCCAGGATTGGCGGCATGCCTGCCCAGAAATCCTTGTATTCATCAGCGATCTCAGGGTTTTTATTCCCTTTGAGGTAGCACTCCATCCCGTAGTGAATGGCGGTACCACGCTCGGCAGCCTTCTCTTTTACACCTGGGTTGTTTTTAGACCACATCTCCAGCTTCCGTTTGTTTGCTTCGGATGCTGTCTCACCGATGATGGTTGTCACTGACGGAGCAGGGCCAGTGGGCAGAGGCGTAGTGTAGTGCCGTTTGCCGTTAAGGGATATTCGTGCGGCGGTCTTATTCAGACCACGCATACGAGTTTGTTTCTCCTCCTCGGATAGATTCCAGGGATCGTTGATATCTACCTGTTCAATCATTAGGTTATGAAAACCTTTGTTAGATTATTGTAGGGGCAAACTAACAACAATGAAAGGTTTTTACTTTGCCATATTTGGCATCTTAGGCGCGATTCTGCTTCTTGCAGGGGTTGACTTCTATTATTTGCTGCAGGATACCAATTCGATCTACCACAAATAATTATGGTGAATTTAGTTCGCTTTTATTTTGACACAGACGAGGAATGCAGGACGGGTTGCTTTGACGGTAAGCCAATCGAAGATGTGGACGCGGATAAGGCGGATGATTTCGAACAGTATTTGATCGACCAAAATATTGGCTACATTCGGATTGATCTCTAAGACCAAGCCGTGACCAAGACGATTGCATTTCTTACCTTATGGCGTGATAACGAGAAGATTTTAGATCGTTCTTTGTCTCAACTTGAGACTATGGAAGACGAGCTAATCCCCAAGGGGTACCGTTTTACCTACGCTTTTCTTGAGAACGATTCGAAAGATGAGACTGCAATGAGACTGTACAAGTGGTTGCGTGAGCGGCGCGGCTTCTTGATCTCAGAGCAAATCGATGCACCCAAGTGGGGAAGCGTTGCATTAACTGAACGTACCCGATGGCTTGCCCGATATCGCAACGTATGTTTAGCGGCGTTGGATTTCTGGAAGTATGACTACCTTGTTGTGGCCGATAGTGATGTTCACTTCAAGCCAGATCTATTGACACAGATGGTTGATCATCTTGATCAGAATCCTGACTGGGGAATGATCACACCGAATACTGTGCAGAATGTTGCGGATCACGTTGGTGAAACTGATCTGCCCTCCTACTTCGACAGCTGGACGTTAATTGATAAACAGAAAATGCAAGGCATGACCTTTGCTGCCAATCCGTTTTTGTCTTCGCATGATCGTGAGGACTGGGAGAAAGGTCACCCGATCTCTGTGTATAGCGCCTTCGGTTCAATCGCCATGATCCGTGGTGAAATTCCTCAGGAATATGAGGTGCATTGGAGTGCTGAGGTTGGTTGTGAACACACGGGTTTGTGTGAAGACATCACCAAGATTGGCTACGAAATTATTGTTGACCCCAAGTTACATGCAGAAATTATTCACGAGGAGCCGGTGATTCCCGACCCCGCCGTGGTAAAAATGCATCAGGATCGCCTTAAGTTAGCTGAGGCCTCCACTTTGCTCGAGTAAATCGTGGTCGATCATCTCCTGGACGAGAGTTTCGAAGGTGTACTTTGGCAACCAACGCAGTTGTTTCAGTGCTTTTCGAGGATCTCCCAGGAGAGTTTCAACTTCAGCAGGACGATAATACTGAGGACTTACTCGGATGATTGTTTGTCCTAGTGTCCTGCTGTAACCAATTTCATGCTCACGCTCCCCTTGCCATTCAAGGTTTAAGTTGAGTCGATCCGCTGCAACTTCGCAGAATTGTCGAACGCTGTGCTGCATACCCGTGGCGATCACATAATCTTCGGGCTTTTCTTGCTGCATCATGCGCCACATGGCATCCACATAGTCGGAAGCATGGCCCCAATCCCGCTTGGCTTCTAGGTTTCCAAGTTCAATAAACTCTTTTTTCCCTTTTAAAATTTGCGCCAGACCCTGTGTGATCTTCTTCGTCACGAAATTTTCGCCACGAATCGGGCTTTCATGGTTGAAGAGGATGCCGTTACAACCAAATAAGTCGTAGCTTTCCCGGTAGTTGACGGTCAGCCAGTAGGAAAAAAGTTTGGCAACACCGTAGGGACTGCGTGGATAGAAGGGTGTCGCCTCATTTTGGGGGCATTCTTGTACCTTGCCGAACATTTCGGAGGTCGAAGCCTGGTAAAAACGGGGTGCATCACTACCCATTGACCGGCATGCCTCAAGGACATTCATCGGTCCAAGTGCATTTGCAGTCGCGGTACTGACTGGGGATTGAAAACTGATCCCAACATGGCTTTGCGCTGCCAAGTTGTAGACCTCATCTGGTACAAAGTCGTGAACAATCCGTGTCAGTGACGGGGCGTCCGTAAGATCTGAGTAGAAAAGTTCAATGCTTTCAGGGATTTTGCCGCCAAAAACCCACTCTAATTTTTTTAGTTGTCCAGGAACAGACGTACGTCTCAGAATACCGGCGACGGTATAACCAATGTCGTAAAGCCTTTTTGCAAGATATGCGCCATCTTGTCCAGTGATTCCTGTGATTAAAGCTCGCGTCATTGGCCCCCTATAGCGATATTCTGTTGGCACATAATGCATACCAACTCACTTTTACAGCTAAAGTATAGCCGTAAGTGATAACGAGACATGAGATCTTTCAAGTGGCCTTTACAGCGCAATACGATTGGGCTGCAAGAGCGTCTATCACAGATTAAATTTTGGGCAACTGCTGATCGTTTTACGAACGGACCTGAGGTACGTGCGTTTGAAAAAGAGTGGTCAGATTGGCAAGGAAGTGAATACTCTCTTTATGTAGGCAATGGATCTGTTGCAAACTTTCTGCTGTTAGATGCGGTCAAAGAAAAATTTTTCCCCAAACACGAGAAGCTAACGATCTTTGCGCCTGCAATTAACTGGGCGACTAATATCTCGACGTTCTTTCAGCAACGTCATAACGTTTATTTCTACGACATTGACTACACCAGCTACAGCCCGACCATTGAGTCAGTCACTGAATTAGCAGAGAAAGGTATTAAGCCTGACATTATTTACCTGACGCATGTCTTGGGCATCTCGAATGATATGCAACGTGTGAAAGATCTATGGCCTGGGGTCATGATCATCGAAGACTGCTGTGAGTCCCATGGTGCTGTAGATCCTAGAAGTGGGGCCAAAGTTGGAACGACAGGCATTGGTTCTACTTTTTCGTTCTACTTCGGCCACCACATGAACACGGTCGAAGGCGGAATGATCAGTGTCAATGACCGTGATTTGTATAACTTGATGCGTGCCAAGAGGTCCCACGGTCTATCCCGTGAGATGTTGCCGCATCAACGCAACCTTGTTGAGCATGAATACAGCGATATCGACCCATCATTCTTGTTCCCCACTAAGGGTTACAACTTCCGCAACACTGAAAGCGGTGCAGTTCTTGGTCGAGTACAGCTCAAAAAGCTCGATACATGGAACAAAAAAAGATCTGAAAACTACTATGCCTTCTGTATGCAGATGGCACCACAGCATTGGATTGAGCATGTAGCAACACCTGAGGGTAACTCTGCGATGACTTTGCCGTTCCATTGTTGTACGGAACGACAGGCATCTCATCTGAAAAAAGAATTGAAGAAGCGTGGTATTGAAACCCGGCCTTTTTTGGTCGGCAACCTTTTGCTGCAACCGTTCATGAGTGGCTATACATCTCCGATTAAGTTGCCAAATACAGAAAGAATGCATACACATTCGTTCTACATTGGTAATAATCAGTTTGTTACACCCGCCGATATTCGGGCATTGGCGCAGGAGTTGAAATGCGTATTCTGATTTGTAGCATCATCCGCAACCGTCGTCCCTATCTTTTTAATTGGAAGGACTTGATCCTCTGCTTGGCAGATGAGAACCCTGATGTTCTGTTTGATCTGTCTGTTTACGAGAATGATTCAACCGATGGCACTGCTGAGTACCTGCACAGTATTCTTCCTGAACTGCAGAAGGAACTTTTCCAAGTAAGCATCACGTGTGAGAAGAACGATAAGCCGTACTTCCCCTCGGTGAAAGATGAAGATCGTGTAACGCTTCTGGCCGAAGCACGTAATCGGACTCTGGATCAGATGGATCTGGATGTGTACGACAAGATTGTTTTCATTGAACCAGACGTTGATTATGACCCGGATCTCATCAGCGAATTGTTTTATATGGCGTCGGACATTTGCTCACCTTACAGTCTGCAGCCTGAGAACTACCCAAGTTTCCCTTGGATTTATGACTGCTGGGCAACCAGGGTCAAGATGACGGATGACGAATTCACCGGCCCCAATTTATATGAGATGCCTCCTTGCCTAGAGGTTGATTCAACCTTTAATTGTTTCTGTGTGTATAAGGCTAAACCGTTCCAAGAAGGTGCCCGATTTTCAGGAATTAATCCTGCAACCGGCACCTGGGACTGCGACACCACCAATATCTGTGCTGAGTTTGCGCAACGGGGATACGATCAAATCCATTTATACCGTATAGCTCTAACTCATAATGCCAACTGAAGAAGAACGCTGGGCAGAATTCAATCGAAAGCTGGCTCAGCTGATACCAAATCCCCCTGCAAATTGGCGGGAAAAAGCTAAACCCTGCAAATATCAAGCCATTCTTGATGAAAGAAAGGCGAAGAAAACGTTAGAATGAAGACGCTCAAATGCAAACGTTTCCGAAAGCGGTTTAAGGAACTATGATCCCGGCATGAGCACCCGGGATTTTTTATGAGCACTCTTGTTGCCAACCTGCCGCCTGTCAAAGTTTGGGTTCGACGTGAGTATCTACGTGATCTTCGTGACGGCCATGGAGAATATACACCTGGCTATTGGGTAACTTGCAAGTCACTATCTGGACGTGCGCTTTATTTTGAAACGTATCTAACTGAGTATGGTGCGCTATATGACAAGCTTCCTATCAGTGCTTTTCTTGCTTGGGATTCTGATCATCCCGACGAGCCCGTGGCTCCTACTCCTGATTTGCCGCTGACTGATCTTCAGTTCTGGAATGGATTTGACACCGGTCTTGTGGTGGTCGAAAAGAATCTGATCTTCAACATGGAGTTTGAAGTGATGACGCGGGATGCAGGTATCCAACGCGGATCTTATCTGTTCACGATCGACAATTATCATCCGCACCGCAATGAACCTGACTTTTACTTTGCGGAGATGCCCGATGAGCATAAGTCCCACAACATTGTGGAGCTAGAGAACGGTCAGATTGGTGCCTATCCAAACAATAGGTGCCGCATGGTTGATCCTTCGCTTACCAACCATGACCTGAAAACGCCTGACTTCAAAGTTTCGACGCGCTATTTTAATGTAGAGCATGCTCCCAAGTGGGGCAGGCTTGGTGAGACAGATGATTATTTCTGGAAGACACCAAATGAAACTACAACACCAAAAGAGGAGCTTGTTACTGACACTGCGTGCAAGATTGAGTTTGATGCTCTTGGCGCTGAGTTTTATAAATCAGCCCGGAATGAGCAAACCAACGCATAGTTTGCGTTGTGTTCATGCTCAAGAGATTATTGCGGTTCTAAAAGAGGACCGGAGTTTACCTGAAACGGCGAAGGCAAACATCATTAAAAGGGTGTTTGTCAATTCTCCTTCCCACTGCAAATTTAAAAATGGATGATCACACTTTTGAAAACTGGATCAGAGTCAAAGATGCTCTAGAAGAAGCAGGAAAAACTGACTGTTTGTTCTATCGAAGAGCCACAACAATTGTAAATGGAGGTAAACTAACCAAAGATCCTTTCGAGTTACCTACTCTTGAGTTGCCGGAGGAGAAAGAATAGCCAAATACGGTTAGCTTTTTATAAACGGAAGCAGGAATGTTGCCGTTGTGGATGTAGCGATCACCGTGTCCTTGAGTTTCATCATGTCAATGAGAAGAGCTACAACATTGCCGACATGGCATCTCGGGGATACGCCTGGTCCAGGATCGAAGACGAATTAAAAAAATGCGAGACAGTCTGTGCAAACTGCCATCGCATTCTTCATCATGAACAGAAGTTACTCAGCGAAGACTTGCCTTCACCATCCACGCAGCCTTGAAGGCATCGCCCGTTAGTTCTGCCAAGAAGTGAGCGATATCAATGGCACCGATCTTGGTGGCAACAGGCTCAAGCTTTTTACACTTCATGCCAAGCGTTTCAAGATTCTTGGAGTACACATAGAGTTGTGTGCCACTTTGATAGCTATCAACATGATCAAACTTGGAGGCAGCACTCCGTAATCCTTTGCCGCACATTGGCATCAGGTAATCCATGCTGCGGATGTACTCAGACATCTTGTCGAACTGTTCAAGATGTGCTTCGTATTGATCCTTAAGGAAAGCATGTACTGCCAGGAAGTTTGTCCCCTCATAGTTGAGGTGGATCAAATGTGATTGCGTCTCCAGTTCCTTCAAGTATGCAGAGATTTCAATGCATTGCTTGATGAATTTACCGATTGCAGATTTTGAATCCTGCGGTTCGGGCTCTTGTCGTGTTGGGGTTTCCATCAGGCTTGAGGTAGGTTTCCTGCTTCGTACTGAGCAATTGCGTCCATCATTTCAAAGAATCGATCACGCATTGCATAACCAGCTTCCTTGATGCAGAACTCTTCCCAAAGCCCGGTGTAAACGCCGTGCATTGGATGATCCTTATTGTCTCTTCCGTAGACTTTGTAGCAATGGTCCATGAAGATTGCACGTTTCTGCTGCTCTTCAATGTCCCAGCCTTCAAGGTTGTTCATAGGCCTGAATGCCAGTGATACTGGTGAATACAGCACCTATCTTAGGGCTGATTTCAAAAGTCAGATCACAAAGCTCTGCTTCTATAGATTCTGCAACTTCCCGTGGAGTTTTACCTGAAAACGAATCGTAATCAAGATCAACGTCCACGGAAAGTGAAACAGTGAGCGATTGGCTTTGAACAGGTTCCATTAACTAAAAACAAGTTATTGTTCTTAGTTTAGTTTAATCTGCTCAGGGGTTAGCGCCGGAAGCGATAGCGGCGTTCAGAGGAGCCAGATCTTCGGTGGTCCAATAGGTTTTGTCCACCATGAGTTCAAGGTGCTCAACGTTACGGTTAACGGTGTCAACTTCCTCAGCAGTGCGGGAAGCCTGGCCCATCAGGTCGTTGATCAGGTTCACGGAATCAAGAGCAGCACTGTAATGCCCGGAGATCTCGGCTGCGGAGGGGGTTTCAGAAGACATGGTAATTACTTGGCAAACTTAATTGTAATTGTTCCTTGTTTATTTTATCAAGGAGTGCTTTACTATGCAGATTCTAGTTCTGCAATACGTACTTCAAGAGCTGTGTTCTTGGCAGACAGTTCCTGCACCGCCCTGACTAAGACAGGAATGAGTTTTCCATAAGAAGCCTCAAGTCGATCTGGGTTGTTATCCATAACCAGCTTCAGATAGTCGGTATCAGTGTCTTTTTGCAGCTGTTGCAGGTCTTGGGCAATGAAGCCAGCCTCATAAGTTCCGTCTTTGCTGTTTCCGTCGCGTGTTTTCCATTCAAACTTGACAGGCTTCAAGCGTGAAACAAAATCAAGCCCTTCACCCAGTTCGGCGATATTGATTTTGTCGCGTCCGTCAGAAAGGCTGGTAATTGATGTCTGATTGCAACGAAGCGTGTTCAGGCTTGAATTGCCTAAAGTCATTTCATTATTTACAGACGAGCTGCTAGGAGATGCACTTTTACCGATGAGAGTATTGTTGTTTCCAGAAAGAGAATCGCTGCTGCTTGTGAGGATGCTAGGACCAATCAGAACATTGTTGCTACCACTAATGTTATGGGCGGTTCTGTAGCCCATGCTGATGTTATTGCTGCCGCTTGCATACCTTTGTGAACCTTCTCCGAGTGCAATATTGTATTCGCCGGTTGTTGTGTCTTTTAGACAATTTTCACCCAAACCAATGTTGTAAGACCCCGTGGTAACTTTTTCTAAAACTTCCCTTCCTAGCGCGATATTGCTCCTTCCTGTTGTCACGCTGTCCAAAGGCTTTGTACCAATGGCAACGTTAAAGGTGCCAGTCATGCCGGCTGAACTGCCTCCACATGCTTGTTCTCCGATACCAACATTGCCGCCGCCACTTGTGAGGTCTTTACATGCCTGCTTGCCTATAGCCACATTTATGTCTCCGCTGCTTATGTCTTGCATCGCCTGCTCGCCGATCGCAATGTTGCCATCTGCTTTATCTGAACCGGTTTCAATCGGGCTTACAAAAGCATTTGTACCACCAGATATATTTTTGTTTGCGTCTTCCGTCAGCAAACCACCGCCGCCACCTGCATCAGCCAGTGTGATATTGCCGTTGCTTGAATTAAAAGTCAGAACTTGACCGTCAGACGCTCCAGATTGCAGGCCAGGAATCCGAAGGCTGGTAACGTTTGCATCCCCTAAAGTGATTTCATTAGAAACCGTATTGCTACTTGGTTGAGCGTTATGTCCAATAGCGGTGCTGTTGCTGCCCGTTGTAAATGTGGTGCCAGCTTCGTGGCCCAAAAATGTGTTATTATTCCCAGTTGTTACATCCTCTCCAGCCTGCTCACCAACAATAACGTTTGAATGGCCAGTAGTTGATGTCGTTAATGCCTTTCTGCCGATGACAACATTGTTATAGCCTGATGTTAAAGCATCGGCTGCGAAGCTACCGATAACGGTGTTACCGCTCGCGTCTTCAAGTTGATAGCCAGCTCTATATCCAATCAGGACGTTTTCATCACCATCAACTTCATAGCCCGCTTGATAGCCAATAACCACACACCTACTGAAATTGTCCTGTTGATATTTAGCTTCATGACCGACGACGACGTTAGCATTACCCGGGCCTCTTCCTGCGTATGTACCGATACAAACACTATTTGTAACGCTATTGGTAGTACTTGCGGCACTAACACCGATAGCAATGTTGCTATTAGTTGTTGTGAAGTTTCTGCCAGCGTGAGTACCCAAGCATACGTTGTAATAACCTGTTGTTATATTTTCAGCTGTCTCAAATCCAAGAGCAGTGTTATCGAATCCGGTCGTTAAATCCTTGATGGCAGTATGACCAACTGCCGTATTTCTGTTGCCGGTCGTGAGTGCATTAAGTGCGTTATATCCAAGAGCAGTTGCCTGGTTAGTAGTGCCATCATCGTTGACAAGAGCACCAGTTCCAAGGCCGATCGATTCGCCACTGTCGTAGGTGACAGCATCAGACAAGTCGTTGATCGCGGATGCACCACCACCACCAGCATCTGCAAAAGAAAAGTTACCACTTCCATCTGTAACTAATGCTTGACCATTAGTACCGTCTGCTGCTGGTAAGGTCCAGATTCTATTTGTGCTGACTGTTGCAGCTGCTTTAAAGCCTACGTAGTTGCTGCCATCGCTATCTCCAAAACGCAACTCTCCTTGCTCATCAAGGACCAGAGGTTGAGTCAGATCAGCAATAAGTTGTGCCTTTGTTTGCGACATCTTCCGTAAAACTATTTCCGTCTCTCTATTTTACGGCTTGTAGTCTGGGTAATAAAAAAGCCCGCTTGGTGCGGGCTTGTCAGTATGTAGTTAAAAAATCAGAAGTTCCACTTCAGGCCTGCTTTGGAGCCATAGGAGGCATCATCAGCAAAGACACCAGACAGTTCACCGTAGACTGACAGTGATTCGGTAGCCGCCACAGAGAAACCAGTCTTGGCGCTGAGGTCAGTGCTGTTGCTGCCGGTAGCAGGATTCGAGAGGTAAGGACCACCCTGGAGATACCATCCAAGCGCACCGGTAGTGCCTTCAATACCAACATGGATGTCAGTACCGTGACCAGCACCCTTACCTTTCTTGTCCCAACCTGCGTTGTTCTCAATGTTTAAGTAAGGTCCAGCCAGGACGGGGCTTGCAATCAGACAGGAGATGCAAGCAACTGAGAATGCTTTAATTGCTTTAAGCACAGTAAGTAAGCGAAATTGCCTACGAATTTTAGTATTAAAAAACAGTTTGTCTACTACTGTTCGTACAGTTTTTCAAGTGAATTCGTCTTGGTTTTCTCGTAGTAACCAATACGTTCTTGGATGATGTTGTAGTAGCTGATGGCTGCATCAACCATTTCTTCAGCATTCATTTGTGCTGCGAGGCTTTCATTTGCCAGCATTGCAGCGGTCAGGATTGTGACGCCCCACTCATTCTTGGAGCCAGCAATAGCAGAAAGCGGTGTCCCTTCCTGCGTAAACCCCGCAATCAAGTTAGTTAACTGATCAGGATTTTGCGCCATGGGAACACCGCCGTTTCATTTAATTGTATCGGCCCTAGTTTTCGTGCCGAGCAATCCAGTACCAGTAGCAGTTAGCAGCGTTCTGATGGAAACGTTTGCTGTTGAGAAGCTTCAGCTTTTTAGCTTCAAGCTCCTCGACCTTATCTGCGTTACCAGGGAGGATGTCATCACCATTGCAGAGCATTGATGTCTCCAGTTCATTGGCTTCAATCTGAAGCTCAATGTCCTTCATGGTTTGCTGGTAGCACTGCATTTTGATCTGTGCGTCAGACAGATCCGTCGGTGCCTCCAACTTCTGGTACAGGTTGCCCGAGATATTCGGGTGCTTCCACTTCCAATTCATTGCTAACGAGGCGTCGTGTTCGTATCGAAAATTCTTGTATGACTTTGACTCCGTCTGGTAGTTGCTGTCCGTTCGCATGGGCGTCGCGTATTGCATCGAGATTCGGGAGGATTTCTGTAGTTGTTTTGGGTTCCGTTCTTTCTTCAAGAACTTCTCCTGACATTGAACGTACCACGGTGTGCTTAGTGACGCACACTTCTTGCTGGATGCAGAAGGAATCTTGTTCAGAAGGTTCCCATAACTGCGGATCCGTTTTGATTTCAACTGCTAGCTCCTTGCGTTTAGATACAGTGAACTGATAGTTACGCCCATTGATCTTGTTGGTATCAAGGGGCAAAGAACGGCGCAAATACTTGACCAGTTCTTTTAGCTGCCGCACCTGAGATTCGTGGTGCTTTTGTGCCTCCTGTAGTTTTACTTTCTCTTTTTTAGCGCGTTCCGCACTGTCTTCGTGATGGGCGAGCGCGTAGTAGATACGATCCACCTTTTCAGACCGTAGCTTGGAACAGGCTTCCAACTCTGCCCGCGCCAAGTCTTGGGACTCAGGAGTGAGAAGAGGAAAAGAGCGTTCCAGGGCACCATAGTGCTGGTAAAGCTGCAGGACGTTGAGCTTTTCTAGTTTAGTTTGAGTAATTTGTTCCACGGTTCGTATCAGAAGGAGGTGACGTGGGATTGGATTCGATTCATTGCATATGCCAGCAGCCCAGCGGCTGCTGTCAAAAGAAGATCTCGAAGAATGGGAAGAGCGGTAGCGAGAATGGTCTCGAACATTGAAGGAATGGTTTAGGTGTCCGTCAGTTTTAGGTCGTGACCAGGACCTGGAGTCTAAGGGGGTGTGTCAACCCCCTTTCTTCCAGATGTGCTTGAGCTGTTGCAGGCTGTCACCGGGATATGGGACGTAGCCTGCTTCGAGCATGTTGTCGAAGAGTTCCCAACTGTCATCTTCTGTAAAAGTTTCGCCCTTGCGGTAGTGCCGCCAGTGACTGAGCGGTGCGTTTACACCGGACTTGGTATGGATAAGGGTCATGCGTCCCTTGGTATTGCCGTCTTCAGGCGGTGCATACCACCAGGCAACACACTTTTCTGGTACGTCGTTGCATTCGATCCGAATCTGAGACCGCTTGCTGATGAACTCGCGGTACTTCTCAACCCAGCTCAAGTGTTTGCAACGTGGTTTGAAATGTGGGATCTCTTCCTTGAACGCTTGTAGATGATTGAACTGGCGATGAAAGGACCCACATGAGCAATAAGGTTCGCCAAAACTAGCTTGCTCTTCCTGCTCTTCGTCAAAGTCACCATCCAAGTCAAGGAGCCGAGGTTTAATGTGAAACCCGTCTGGTGCAATGAGATACCCAATATCGAACTGTTCGTTCTGGAGTACGGGGAGTAAGGCATCTTTCGTATCGAAGTGGATGAGCTGATCAGCAAACCGTGCCTGGAAACGAGCGTTGGGATTGAGCCGTTCGCCTAGTGAGTGTGTGTATGACCAGCCTTTGAACAGGACATAACCGTTGTCCCGCCATGCGCTGGGTCCACGATAATTAGGTCCAAGGTACGCAAAGAAGTTCGGTAGTCTGTTTGTGAACTTCGTGAACGCGGCGCAAACCTTTTCCCTGGCAAACTCTTGGCTGGTGCCGTCAGTGCGAGTGATGCAAACGTTGTCGCCAACAAGACTGATGCCCGCAATGTCAGTGTCATCAAAGTCATCGAATGCTCGGCGTAAATTAGAACGGCAATAAATGAGAGACTGTGCCTCATTTAGTTTGGTTTTGGTTTCCATTTGAATAGTTTGAGTTTGGTAAGATGTATGTAACATCCAAACAATCTTGGATATCACATGGACAACATCAAGTACGTTTCGTTAAGTCAATTCCAGATTGAACCAACGTTGGACGATAAGTTCTGGCTGGAAAAGATTAAACGATTCGTAGATGATTGTGAATCAACCTCCACATTGAAAGAAGTGGCGACCATGTTAGCCACGATCGCCACCACAAGACAGGGTGTAATTCGTGGGTTGATCCAAGACATGTTCATCTTCCAGAATGTTTCTGTCGATGAGCAGGACGTGTCCAACCCAGATATTACTTCAAAGTGAGGCGTCTTCGCCAGTGGGGTTCTGCTGAGCAGGCAGGGCAGGTGCATCGATGGTGCGATTGGCAGGGGCGATCATTAGACCGTCCTTCATGCCGTAGCTGCCACCGAGCTTCTCAGCGTCCTGCTTGGCATGCTGGTTGATGTAATCAGCAAACAGATCCTGGAACTTCCAAGCACTCTCACGGTTGTCATCCGGGATGGTGAGGTTGTCCAGTGATGCAATAGCTGTGTCTTGATCGCTGTACTCAGGGATGTCAAACCCTTCGATGCAGCAGATCTCGACGTTGTTTGCACCGCGCATGTCGTTCACCAGAGTCGGGATGAAGACTGTGGTGGCAAAGAACTTCTCGTTGAAAGCCAGGGGCACTTCAGCGTCCAGTGCTTTGCACAGACACTTGGACATTTCTTTCTCGTACATCTTGACCTTCTCGGCCATGTCCGTGCCGTTCAAACCTTTGAGGGTAAGGACGATGGGAATCTTGTGAGCGGGCACATTGTCTTTGGTCAGGATGTTGACCAAGTACTTGGTGCGAACGCTGTACTTACGCTTGTACATCTCACCTTTGGCATTCGCCAGATCAGATGCAGTCTTGTCTGCTTCAAAGAGTTCCTTAACTTCAGGATCCTCAAAGGTGCCGATGGTTTGACGCATGCCACCGGTTTCTTCGACCATCAGCGGTGAACGCAGCAGAATCTGCAGCCGAGGAACGATGAAGTTCAGTCCTTCTTCGATAGAGGTGTTGGGTGCCAAGCCAAAGGTTTGCTTGTAATCCCAAAGGACCGAGCCTTTGTCAAAGTCAGTTTCCTTGGCAGTCCAATTGCAGGTGTCCAGATCGGACTTGCGGATGAACCAACCACGGGTCTTGGATTTGTTCAGAGGTTGAATCGTAACGAGGTTCTGGTAGCCAGAGACAAACTCTTTGGATTGGAACATCCGGAAGGAGTCAAGGCTGCGCTTGGTGATGGATGAAGCTTTTTTCACAGTGAGGTTCGTAGTCATGAAATGAAAAGCGGGCAGTTTTACGTCTTGCCCAGGACGATTTTAGTTCTATCCGCCAGCAGCGAATGTAAACATTAATAACACTGTCATTAGCATTGCTGGAAGTAGAAGCAATACCAACAACTGCAGCTGATCAACTGTCATTAGAACGGAGCGTTTTCATCATCGGTCGGTGGAGGACCGTAGGCACCAGGGAGATCAGGAAGATTCCCCCTTGCACCTACTGGTTCTTGTACCTTCCAAGGATCACTGGCAGGTTCTTGCGCAATCGCTGCTTGATGCGGAGAGCTGGGAACTTCTTGTTCCTCAGGATCACCAGTACGTCCACCCCAAAGGGATGTCACCTCCTGTCCTCCTGCCACGTTTGCTTTTGATTCAACAGGCTTTTGATCAGCAATACCCTTGGGTGCCAAGGTCATGTTGATGAGCTGCAGCTTGGTTAGCGTGCGTTGCTCTTTGGTTTCTTTATCGGTCCACGAATCAGTGACGATGCGTGCCTCGATTGTCAGACCAGTACCCTTCTTGGTGTAGTCAGCGATCAGCTTCGCAGGCTGAAAGCGATCGTCGAAACCATTGATGGCGTAGAAGTTGAACAGGTTTGACTCTCCCTTCTTGGTGACAACAGAGAGAGTTTGGTTTGTGATCATGTGGTTTGGCGTGGTCTTGCACTGCCGTGTGTCTTCAGGATTGATGTCCTTGACACATCGACCTGCCAATACCACGTTGTTCAGGATTGGGAACTGTTCAACATCGACAGGAGTTACCACTCCACCATGCAATGAAAACGTCCTGGACTCCAGGTCGTACTGAATCTTGGCACCATGGATGTAGACACCCATGCCTTTCTTCATGGCACGAAAGCGGTTGCCCTGCTTCTCGCCATAAATGGTCAGCTCAAGATCAGTGGGAGCTTTCTTCCCATAAGGAGGAAGTGTGATTTTACAGCGCATGACTGTATTGGTTGCGCCCGTGAAAGCCTCGCGGGGATCTTCCCGGAGTTGAGCGCACACTGTGACGAAGTTCATCGTAGGTACGGAAATGTGTTGGCAGTTTTACGTCTTACCTAGGACGTGAGGATCAATGCGTCTCCGCCCAGGAATGACCTACGCGTGAGTCGCCCTCAATCTTACATCTGAATCCAAAAAACTCTTGAGCTTCTGGGAATGCTTTCATGGCTTCTTCACGAATTTTTTCTGTGTGCTGCGGCGAGCAAGCCAACTGAATTTCATCGTGGATCATCAGCATTTGTTCCCATTGGTGTCCGTGGGGTAAACCCAAGCGGCCTTCGATGTTCTTGTGGGTGTTAATGACAACCTGTTTCATCAGGATTGCACCAGCTGATTGAAGCAAGACGTTTAGACCCTTGAATGCAGACCTGCAAACCAGAGGACGACGATCAAGACCGATCAAATACCCACGAATTCCAATCGTTTCTTCAATCTGATTCTTTAACTTTTTAAGCGCAGGGACACCAGTCATGAAGCCGTTGATGGCTGCCTTACCCATGGTTGCAAGCTTGTCGGGGTTCTTTTCATTTGGATCAATGATTGTCCCCGCCTTAATTGCACCACAGCCGTACAACATCCCGTACAGAAGACGCTTGCTGATGTCCCTGGTTTCAACACCGAACTGCTCCTGGTTGTAGGTGTGAATGTCTACTTCTGGATTCACAACCAGTGCTGCGTACTCTCCGTCATCCCACAATGCTAGGTACCCAGCCAAACAGCGTAGCTCCAGTGCCTTGGCATCAATACCGATTAAGTCCCAACCATCAGGTGGATGAAACAAGCTGCGGCATTCATGGCCGTAAGGTGAATAACCAGCGGGGACTTGCCCAAGGTTGGGAGATTTATGGGCTGCTCGCCCGGTGATACATCCATTGGTAATTACATTGCCGTGCATCCTGCTGGTTTGATTGTCAACCAACTTGAGCCAAGCATTACTTCCATCTGCGATTTGACCAAGACGTTTCTTGATCAACATGTATTCGGCTAGAGGTTTTGCTTCGGGGTATGGGAGTCGTTCCAACACTTCGTCATTAAGGATTGGATTTCCTTTTTCAGTTTTCTTTTCTGGTTTCCATCCGTACTTTCGTGTAAGTCGATCAACAATTTGCTGACGCGATCCAGGATTGAATTTCTCATATCGGATCTTTTCGAATGGCTGTCCTGCAACATAACCTCGTTTGGCATTGTTTACCTTTGGTGTAAACCATTCGCTGTGCTTGATGGGCGGGAAGATCTCTTCTAAATGTTCTTCGATAGCTTTTTGTTTTGCTCTAAGAACATCCACGAGATCAAGAGCTGCATCAATATCAAAAGGAACACCTGCTCTAATTTGTTTGTTAATTGCATAAGCAAATTCATGTTCAAGTTTAAGCGATGATCCCGGGTAGTTTTGTTTCCCGATGTGTAACCAAAGCTTCTTAGTGACTTCAACGTCTTGGATGCAGTACGCCAACATCTCCTCAGAAAATTCGGAGAAGTCTTTGAAGTCGATCTTATGATTGGCCAGTCGCCATCCCCAGGCCTTAAGTGAAGCGGATCCACGCAGCTTAGGTGGAACCTCCGGATATTGTTCTGTGTCGAGGTCATATAAGACCTCTGCGGGCCAGATGAGTCGTGTGCAGATGAGTGTGTCAAGAATCCGTGCAGAATGCTGGAAGTTGTAAAGCTTTTCGAGTACGGGGATATCGTAAAAGATTACATTGTGACCAATGAGAATATCGGCACTTGCCAAATGAGCAAGAGCCCTATCAACAGCATCAGGCCCGTAAGTAAAAGTCTGACCTCTCTTAATGTCATAGATAACGACACAGTGAGTAAGAGTGACTTCATCGTAAAGACCATCAGTTTCGATGTCAAAAATTAGCCACGTTTCATTTTCTGAATCGGGCTTCAACGCAAATGCTGAGTTCTTGACCTGCGAGATATTCGTCATTTTTGTTAATCCAGTTCAGGATTTGTTGCGCACCAGCACGGTGAGGATGGGAATAAATCCGCCCAAGGGCAGATGTTGAATCTAGATCGATCAGCTGAAAACTGTTGGTTTCCATACAAGGTTTGATACCTTGAGGTTTACCATTCTTCCAGGTAGCGATGACGTAACTCATCTGTCAGTTTATTAACCAACAGATGATATTAGATCTTGTAGGTTATGCAACCTACTACTTGCTGTATCCAACAAAGCCTCCTTCTTTTTTACGTTTCGATAGTGCTTTGGAGGCTTCGGTGTTAGCACGTTGGCTGCCATGGACCAGCAATGCAAACGGTTTGTCACCCAAGCAGTGGCTGTCGTCATGGTCAATTTCTAGACCAAGGTCAGCTGCTTCTTGTTCTGTATAGACCACCTGTGAGGTGCGAATAAAAACGTCAGGATTTTTATTTATAATTGCATCGAGGTTACCGCCCTTCGATGCTGTCAAATAAAAATTGCTAGGAATTTGGTCTTTGAGATTGAGCCACATGTTGAGTGACTTGGTGTAGGCATAGAAGGTTTGCTTGGGCCGCTGCTTTGCAACGAGCATCCATGCCCGCATGTATTCTTCTGTCCAGAAGTCACCAGACTCATGGACACGGATTAGTTTCTTAGGTTTGGTAACCGTAAGAGAGACATCGATCAGATCACGGAGCAGCATGGCTTGGTTGCCATTGCTGTACATGGTCTTACGGATTAGATCCCAGTTGTGCCAGCGTGCTTCTCTGACGTTGGGCCGCACTTCACTCATTGCAGCAAAGCAACGGAAGTCTTTTGCGTCGGTGCCGTTGTTGTTGGGAATGTCAGTGATCTTGCCTGTCACGCGGTCTGCATAGGTACGGCAGACACCAGCGTGTGGACAGGAATAGCCTGCTGGCAGTGAGAAGATTAGTCTGTTGCGGAGCTTACCGTTGCCGGTAGAGAACTTGAGGGTTTGCATTGAGATAGTTTGATAAGTTGTGCTTATGTATGGGACTTACACAGCGTCTGCACCCGCGCTGATGCCCATCAATCAATCCATGTACTTACTTTCAATCCTTTCTACATAATGCATCGTTGCTTCTGCAATAAACAATGAAATATTTCCTTGATAATGTTCTTCATTTAAAAACGAAGCAGCTTCTTTAATTCTTTTCTGTTCTTCTTCAGTGAATGCAACACCTACGGCACCAGGTACCGTCTTGGGAGTGTATTCGTTTTTGACATAAGCAGGATTATCTTCCATCCATCGTTCGATGTCTGTGCGTTTGAAATAAAGGTTACGTCCACTCTTCATCAAAGGTTTTGGAAAGAGTCCGGACTTTATCTTTCGGTGGATTGTGTACCGACTGACGTCAAGCTCATCCATTACTTCTTGCATGCTCCAGCGGTCCTTACATTCTTTTAAAGTTTTGACTGGACCAGTGGAATAGGTGTTGGAGTTTGCCCATTCCTTTTCATTAGCCAGACGTCTTTTTGCTGCTTGGGGTGTCATTGCAGTAGCGGTTGTTACAGGTGTGTAAAGGAGAGGTAAGATAAAGGAACGTTCACCTCTATCTTGGAGGCGCAACCAACTGATCCACGGAACGGGGGACAGTCTTATGCGGAGAACCAAAATGAAACTCGTCTATCGCGGAGTTCCATACGAGCGCAAGGAAGCTTTTACCAGCTACCTGTGTACTCAAAACCTCAAAGTCCAACGGGCTGAAGCGGAGAAAGAGCACGATCGTCGCAATAATAGCAAGAAAGAAATGATCGTTTGACGGTTGTTACACTGTTAGATAGGCTGCCTCCGGGTGGCCTTTTTTTATGGACAAAGAAGAACTGAAAGAAAAGATCATTGAATTGATTGAACAAGACATTGAAGATGGTGAGGTGTTGCCTCACTATGGTTTGATTGCGGATTGGAAGATTCGGTACATGGATCTAGCTAAGCTGATCTGGCAGTACCTCCACGTTTGAACATGCTCACGTCATTTATATCTTTAGTGTTGGCATCCGTAATGTGGGTACAGGTGCCGCAATGGGAGAATGACTGGTCCAAATGTGCAGTTGATGTACCTGATGTGGGTTGTCATTGGTACATCGTTAATCCTGACAATACCTTTGGTAAGGGATTTTCCTGGGAGAATGCCCCATGGTTCAGCGCCGAGGGTCTCCTTGATGTCTCAAAGTTGGAGAACACCATGTTGACCCTCCAAGGCAAAAAAGACTAACTATTCCACATGCTTCCATGTCCTCCGATGGACGATAGCACTGATGGCGTTTTGGCTCATACCAGTTTCTTTTGCAAGTGAATAAATAGTTCGTCCCTCTGCTCTTTTCTTACGAATGTCTATAACATTTTTTTCAGTAAGAATTGAGCGTCCATTCTGTTCTCCTACTGTTGTCATTTCTTGAATGCAACCTCTGCAATGGTGGGGAGCTTTTCAGTAAAGATAGTCTTGCAGCCTTCAGCGATATCCTTATGTTCTTTCTGTGTGCCGTTGCCTGTACGTAATTGGATGTAGTGAATCCAACTGCGGAGAGTCCCGCACATGTATAAACGAGTAGGTGTTGCCAATGGAAGAATTGCCCTGGCACATTCTTTAGCTACACCGTCGCTAATCATTTGGCTATAAAGATCCTCAGCCATACTGAAGACGTTTGCAATCTTGTCTTCATAGCAAGCACGTTGCCAGTCTGACAAGTTGTCAACGCTGTTCTGCCTGTTCTTGAGATCTTGTGTTCTTAGTTCAGGCATTTCTGCACCACCAAGTTCTTGGGTGCTGGCGTAGCGTTGTGAAAATTCCTGGAATGTGAAGGACCTATGCCTCAGCAACTGAGGTGAAATTGCTCTGGTTGTGTTGATCTCAATGCACATTGATGCCATTTCAAATGGTGACCAATGCTCGTGATCAATGAGATAACGAATCAAACGTGGAGCTGTCAAGTTGTTGTCTTGATTGGAAGGGTTGCTAACCCTTGCCATCATCGTGATCAGTTGCTCTGCCAGGGGTGTGACCCAGACAAGCTTGGTGAGCGGGTGCAGATTTTGATTCATTAGGCAGCACGATTGTAGTCGTCATCAAGACGTTCAATGTCGGCCTCAGACAGGTGAGAGCCCCGTTGAACCTCGATGATGCCAAGTCCCTCTGGGCCTGCTTCTGCACGATGTACGGCATTCTCAGGCACAAAGAGAGTGGTCCCTGGAGCAGCTGGAGTAACAGTGTTACCGCAGGTGAGTTTACCGGATCCTTGAACGATTACCCAATTCTCAGAGCGATGCCAATGGCGTTGCAGACTGATGCGTTGGTTCGGATGAATCCAAATCTTTTTAACTAAAAAACCTTCGCCTGTTTTTATGGTTTCAAAGTATCCCCAAGGACGTTTTTCCATTACAGCTTTACATCGCTGTAATAATTATCCATGGTGTTACGGTAATCATCAACAACCTTTTCAATGTTTTCAGCAGCACAAAGGCGCATCTGATCTACTTCAACAGGTTGTTGGAGATGATCCCATTTGACTTGAATGAACTTCCGACGGCGCGTACCAGTCCTGGTCTTTTGTGTTTTAAGAATCAGATCAGTGACGGTACCGAAGCGTTGACCCATGTTGATCGAAGTCATCTTGGGTTTGTCTGCAACGCGTTCACCCACTTGGAAACGAAAAGTGGGGTCAAATTTTTCTTGACTAGGCATTGGTTTGAGGAATGGTGTCGAGGTGGAGGTTTTCTAAAGCGAGCAGCGTTGCTGTTGTGCCAAGGATACGAAAAGCATCCTCAATTAATTCATAGTTGTTTGACTCGTTGTTGTAATAATCGTTGAGGATTTTTTCAGCCTGCTCAAACCCCCCTGGGTCACCAGTGAGTCTGGTCAGGATGACACTAGACATGTTGTCCGTAAACATCTCTGAGAGTTTTTTACGGACGACAGGCCACGTCCATGATGGAACAAGATCAATGACTTGATGAACAAGTTGAAGATCTGTTAACGAGTGTTCGTGTGAAATCATGAAAAAACCCCGGGTGTACCGGGGTCGATGCTCTCCCCGTGCCAGGTTAGGCAGGGGTTGCTTCAGTTTCAACTACTTCTTCAAGCATTCCTGACTCTTGAAGTTTGTCGAGCATGGCAACCATGATGTTGGCATTCTCTTGGGTCTTTTCCATGAAGTGTTTGGCTTTTTCTGCAGTGATGCTGTGAACGCAGCCATTGTCTTCGATGAAGACCCATGAGCCATCTGGTTGTGGCTTGCCCTTCTCCAGTGCCCAACGTTCGCAATTGCGGATATATTGGATCTGGAGGTTGTGTGAGTCAGTCAGACCACGGTCGTCGATCCAGGTGAGGCCGACGTTGTACCGAGTGTCTTCGTCTTTGAAGCAATGAGGCTGAGGAAGAAACTGTTTGAAAGCTCCTAGCATTGTCTTGTGTAGGTTTGGTTTGGTGAGAGTGGTGGGACTTGAACCCACATAGCCATTACTGACTGACAGATTTTAAGTCTGTTGCGTCTACCAATTCCGCCACACTCTCAGGTCTAGGACTTACACCACCCTTGGCTTGTGGATGCCTAGCTGATCAGGACTTTAGTTGTTCCTCACGGACGTGCAACGCTTCCTTGAATGCATGTTCAACATTGGAACGTTCAACATCATCAAGACGTTTGTTACCTACATCCGCAATTTGAACAACGCTCATCACACCGTTGTCAACCGTTAGTTGAATGGTGTAACGAGGTTTGTTCTCGATCATGCACAAGATGATGAGATGTTTCATCTTCTTGATTCCTTCTGCATATCCATGTCCACCACCAACGCAGTTACGTACGGCACGGCCCCACGCAGCAAGTTGGTGTGTGTCATGCGGTTGGAAGAACGAGAAGTAACCATCGCCAGGTAGGGTGCCTGACTGTGTGTGGTTGATTACATCGTTGAAAGGGATACGCATGGGGTTTGGAAACAATTTCTGTGGTAGATCAATGTTGGGGTTGGTGATCTTCCAGGTCTCTGCCATGAGATGGTCATGCCATTCCTGGAGACGCCAACGCTTTGGCTTGATGTTGTCGAGCCGACCGGATGCAATGCATTGGGTCAGCATCTGATAGGTATCACGCCAAAGATGGAAGTAAATATGTATGTTGCCTGTCTTACTATCTGTGCTGATGTATTCTCTTTCTTCTAGTTCACGTTGGTAATACGTGTGCATCATGTTGAGGTATGACTCAACAGGAAGATTGTCACGCATCCATTGTTTACCTGTATCACTGTGATAACCAGGAAATTCACAGCAACGCAACCAGTTGTACCTGGAATGAAGCAGGTTTAGATCCATGTCACGATAAATAGCTTTAACGTGATGCATTGAATCAATAAACTGATTAAGAATTGCATACGGTCTGACAAGAAGCCTGACATCATATTCATCTTTTTCAGTTTCTTCTTCATGGATGGCAAAGGTATCTTTCATGGCTTGTGCCACCATTGATCTAAACCATTTAGCGGACCACACATCTTCTAACCAAGGACCACTCCAACGTTTACGTAATAGATCAATAATGGTATCAACATCGTGAACATAATCATCGCCTCCAGACAACCACTTAGGCCTTGAATAAGACCCCGACATAATTTTTGTGAAGGTACAATTTGCTGGGTTCAAACGTTTGAAATAATGAGCATTATTATTGCCGATAAATGTAGGGATACCTTTAAGTAATTCTGCTTGCCATTTATTAATAGCCTTTGAAATTTCATGAGTAGCACCCCAGGTGTTGATGCGATGAGTTTCGGTTACTTTCCTCCAATAACTACCGGTGTAACCATCAACAAACTCATCTTTGGTAAAGAATAAAGTTTTGCGATACCAGAAGGTACGGCCATCTTTGATGCGTGGGAGCATGTCATCTTGTGTGCCATGCACATGATCAAACATTCCTTTATTGACATAACTGCCTTTAGCAATAAAACGTTCATCGCATTGCTTACGTGCTGCAGCTGTATCTTTGAAGGTAAAGCTAAGGCCATAGACATAGCCATCATCTTTACGTCGTGGTATCCAGGCAGCAACCCACAGTTGTTTGTGGTAGTAAATAACTGCCACAGGTTTAGGTTCTTCACCGAAGACAGGCTTGGTAATTAGGTGTACCTTTCCTTGTTTGACAGACTTTGAATTGATGTTGTCAACAACTTCGTTCCAAGTTCTGTCGTTGACGATGTCAGATGGGATAAGGTTCGAGGGCCTGCCGTTGGGATGTGTATTCTTCTTTTTGGCTTTGCGATCTTCTGCAGCCATGACAGCTGCAAGTTTCTTGCGGGTTTGGTCATAGCCTGCAACTTCAAGTGCAAGCTGATCGGGGAGATTGAAATGCATGATGTTGTGTAGGTATGAGAAAGGGGCAGTTTAGTGTCATGCCCAGGACATTTGAGTCAGTCTAGATACCGATCGGATGTGTCAATGACTTTCCAGTTAAGGTCAAGATCATCAACGTAACGGAGGAAAGCAGCTCCATCGTGGGGGAATGGTACCTCTGGATCAACTGCAAAGCTTGCTTCGCATAGTGCCGGGCCGTATTCAGCAGGTTCAAGCATAGTTTGTGCATGGACAAGAACCATGTCTTCAACCGTTGCTTCCACATAGACACGTTGATCGTCAAAGGTAGTTTCATGGATTGAGATAACAGCCATTAGTTGATCTGTTTGCGAACGGTCAGATGTTTGACCATGGCATAACCCATGGAATGAATCGATGAATCCTTCGATGCAAAGATCCCATTGGGACCATACTCCTCAAAGTATTCTTCGAAGGCATCAATGATGCGTTGCCTGTTGCTCATGTCTGCAGTTCTGTATGCAGCCATAAGTTTTTGAGCAAAGCCGCCACCGTAGGTTTCGATGCGTTGGACAGTTGCTTCGATCGTTGGATCGGTAGGTGTGAGCTTGTTGAGCATGAGTTGATTTAGAACAGTTTGATGTTGCGCTTGGACAGGCCAGTGCCCGGGATTCCAACGGAACCACGGACACCAGACCCACGAACATTCATTGTGAACAAGAATGGTCCAAGCTTGATTGATTTGCTGAATGACTTCACACCACGTTCAGTGATGTTGAAGCCACCGACAGTTTTGTCGAAGTTGAATGCAGATCTTTTAGTCATTTAGTGGAATACTTTTGCGTTTAAATGGTTCAGTCCAGGGAGTACGATGATCCATGTAAATAATGTCATCGGTATGTGAGGTGACGTCACCTTTGTAAGCTTTGAAGAAATAACGATCAGCTTCTTTGTACTTTGGTACAAAACAAGACTCACTGGCAAATTCCCAGTCAGCAAGCTGACAACAAAGCTCTTCATAAACTTCAAAAGGATCTTGTCTTTGATCTTGGAACTTTTGATTCCAAGCGTCAAAATCCCCCCTGGTCATTACAGCTTCTTCAATAATTGGAACAAGTCTGTAATGAACAAGAGTTACAAGTTCTTGTTTGTCTGTCATTGTTTGTCGGGATTGAGAGCGTCAGGCAGGATGTACCTTGGATCATCCTTTTCCATGTTCGACATAACGAACACTTCTCCTGTATTTGGATCAAGGAATCCACCGATGAATCCTGCGCCGCAAGAGTCAGCTTTTTCCCTGAGTTGTGCAGTGAGCTGCATCATGCGCAGCTTGGTGGACTGTGGAGTGTTGTCCGGTACAGCAGGTTGGTTTGGCATAGTGAAATCAGGTGTAGGAATGGTGAATGAATGAGCAGTGTAGGCGGTGGTTTCACCGATGATTAACATAGAACTTTAGCTTTTCTTAAGGATGCCGAAGACAAAGGCCCCGACATCCCAAGGTATCTACTTGTAATGCAGTTGTCTAGTCCTGTAATCCAAGACGCTTTCCGTCCATGTGGAATCAGGATGATCAAGGACAGCACGGCGGGCTTTTTCGACGGCCTCTTCCGTGCCACCACAGTTCAACATCAATGCAACAGCAGTGTCTAGGTCTGCGAGCAGATGTGAGACAGCATTTGGAAGTCCACGGGGTATAGTTCTACCTTTCTGTTCGTAATACTCAGTGATGTAGTCAGGATAATCCATGAGATGAAGAAGAAAGATTGAAGGGTTATCTATAAGAACTAAAAGATATCTTGGTACTCTCCCTGCGGGGGTCCGGGGGGATTGATTCTTCTACTTCGATCAATCCCATGTTCTTACCTTCTGTATCAATCTGTGATGCCAGATGTCTTGCAAATGCACCACGTCTTCTTGGATTGAAGACTGTCTTCTTGGGCTTGTTTGTCCTGGGACGTGCCATCAAATTAAAGCGAGGATGGTCAGCCAACTATCGGGGTGGTCAGGTTCGACTTCATCGTCTGCCGGTGTTAAGCAGGTTGAATCGAGTGCCCACTCCTCGATTTCTCCGTTGGAAGGGACAGGGTACCATCCTTCGAGCGAGTCCTCGATGTTTTCTGGCTTCCAGTAACACTGGAGTTTGCCACTTGGGTCTTTGAAGACACAGCCCGTGATCGGGTGCGTGTTTTCGTCTTCTTGGTTGTAGAGGAGCGGGTCGTAGTTGACTTCTGCGGGGAACTGCTCTTGGCACTCCTCTTCTGTGAAGGGGACGTAACCGGTGAGTTCTTCTGCGATGCGTTTGGTTTCTGGATGAAGCATGAGATCAACTCCGTGATGATGATTGAGATGATGACAATGATGTGCAGGATGACATCATCGTGTGTGTCATTCTTGGTGGTAGTCGGCATCGCCTGCCACCTCCTCTGACATGAGTTCTTGCATGAGCTGTTCTTGCTCGTTGGCAATGTCGTTGAGAACGAATTGCTGGTCTTGGGTGTACTCAGTTTTGACAGCATCGTTGAGACGTTGCTGGTCGAGTAGCCAGGTCTTGATAAGAGACATGATGTGAAATGGTATAGGTCAGTGAGTAGTTTAAGGACGTGCTCAGGTCCATTGGTCAGTCACTGTAGTGTTGTTTGAGTTTGTGATAATTGGCATTCACCCACTCATCCAAGCCATACATGACGATTTGAATTGGATCTTGACCGGATAATTCTCCGAGTTCAATCAATCGATCCATTGTTCTTTGTGAATAAAGAATCTGCTGGAGAAGTTCGTTTGATTCAGTCATCGGAGTAGTCCGCGCAGATGATCTGGCACAGGACTTTACCCGGGAAGTTGTCGTGGAATTTGGCATAAGCTTGACCGATAGTAGAACCACTGACCTTGTAGAAGTGTCGCGATTGCATCGGTTGCTCACCGACATCAGCTTGGTCGACGTACATGATTTCCCAATCGCGTACGTCTCCTTCCGGGCCAGGATTTAGTGATTGATACGGCATAGATTGTGTGCAACCACACACATCCTAGTCAGCCGTATGTCTTGTGATTGGAAGGTCATACTTCTCAATCAACATTGACTCAAATTGAGCCAATACTTTTACCTTGGAACCTTTGAAGCCGTACTCTTTCTTCACAGTTGAATACACACTGGGAAGGTTACGAGACAGCTTCATGCCTTTGGTTTCAAGCAGTAAAGCTTTGTGGAGAGTGAGAAGTCTGAACTTGGAGGTGTCATCGCCAGTAATAACGAAGCCACCGTCGTCATAGGTTTGAATAGCCATGAAAAAACCCGGCGTGTGCCGGGTGGTAGTGTGTGAGTTAGTTGAAAGTTACACCGTTACATGACGCCATGCACGGTTCGCATGGATGTTTGCAATGGTGTCTTTAGATACGCTGTAGCCTTGAGCAATGTCCATGTAAGCTTTGTGCTTACTGCCGTACTCTTTCATCATCCCTTGGTTGTTCAAGATCTCTTTGATCTCACGAACGTCAGACTCAGAGAGCTTGGGGTTACCACGACGGCCAGTCTTGGAGTCGTTGGTGATTTTGGACACCAGCATCTTGACTGGTGCAGAGGGATGAATTTGTTTGGTGGTGTCTGGTGCCTCGATCAGATCTGCGATTGGTGCTGCGAGAGCAAACTTCAGATCCATGGTGCGTGCTCCCTTCTTAATGGAGAAGGTAACGCTGCTGTCATTGCTGATAACGCAGACGTGATCAGGGGTGGAGACGTTGATTTCGGACAAGTTGTCCATGGGATTTGTCGAGTACATGCAAAAGATAGTGAGTCTTGGGAGTAAAGCAACCCCTGCTTACGAGCTGTTGTAATAGTGATGGGCGCAAGCAGGGGGAGGGGGTCTACTGTGCGAGATAGCTGATATGGATGCAGTATTTGGCATCACCCAGGAAAGACTTGTAGGTCACAAGTCTGTGGTAGTCAGCCATTCGTTTGCATGTTGCCGTTTCATGGGCGTTCATGGCTTTCTGCCCCACAATGACGAGGAGAAAACCAAGACCAGCACCAAGAAGGACGGCGGTTATGGGCTTAGTCATGAGCTAGTGACTGTTAAGAAAAGATTAAGCAGGATGGTGAGTCCTGCAGAGAAGGCCCGAAGGCCCTCAGTGCAGAAGTCAATCAACTGACCGTAGAACTTCAATGATCCAACGACAAGTCTTTGCTTTGTCGAGATCAATTGCTTCATCTATGAATTGATAGTCATACCATTTATCATCGACACAGAAATCGATGCATCCACTTTTCAGATGAGCTCTTGGAATGTTCTTCCAATTTGATTCTTCATTTACATTGATAGAAAAGAATGCAAACAGAACACCACATTTAGAAACTTGTAGTTCAAAATCTTCATCAAAGGCATTGATCCATTCAGTTTGTCTAATAACTTCTTTGAGAGAGCCACGGGTCATGAGATGCTTTGCAATGTAATACAGGATGTTGAGTCCTGCAGAGAAGGCCCGAAGGCCCTCAGTGCAAGAGTCAGAGACTTGCCGCTTGTTCAGGCGTAAGCTCTTTGGAGAACGGTTTGTCGGCCTTGGGTTGTGGCTTGGAGCCAAAGATGTACTGCTGCACGGTCATCTGCAGCTCTGGCTTTTGGAGTGGCTTTAGCTCATCGTCCTTCATGTAGAAGGCACGGATTGCTTTGATGCGACCCATGAGTGTCAGCTCCTGACCGGTCTGCAGGTTGCCGTTGCGGTATGCAGTGAGCAACCCATTGCTGTTGGTGAAGTGAACACATGCAGTAATCTCATCACTGAGATTGGTGTACACCTTGACAGACAAGAAGTTCTGGTCGTTGTACTCAACCTCTTCGAGATTGGCAACACGACCGTGTACCGTCAGCTGTTGAGCGTCGGGATACTTGATGGATTCAGTCATGGTTTGAACTGAGGTAGTGTGCTGGAGCCCATCCCAGCTTTGGGCAATAACTGCCGAAGGGTTTGCACCTTCGGACCCGCTTGTACGGATCAGTTGGGTTCAATGAAGCGTGCAATCTTGCGACGCACGTCATTAGTTTTCCTGATCAATTGTTCCTTTGATCTGTCATGCTGCAGCTTGTGTGCTGCTGCGATCAGACCGGAGGCAATGGTCTTGCGAATTCCCATGGTGAATAAAGAATCAGAATGAATGATCTTGGACTTACTTGTGATACTCACAATGCCAAGTTGACTTACAGTTCTACGCCGCGCCGGGTAGGCGAAGGCTCTAAATCCGATCTCATGCGCAATAATTACGATGAAAACGCCAGTATTTATACTCAAATTCAATCATTTCTATCTAATTGTTGTGGAATGGTGACATAAACACGGCTAATCGAAGGGTTCGCACTGCACATCGAAGGCAGTACATGGTACCCATGCCGTAGTTTCTTTTTTTTCCTTACACATGCGCAATCGGACAGGCGGTGGGAGAACCGTCAGGTAAATTTGTTCCCTATTCGAGACATATAGGGGTCCAAACTTTTAAGTAAAAATGCGATTTTGTACGTAAACCGGGGACTTTGCCCAAGAAAACACACAAAAAAACCAGGTATTTCTACCTGGCCATAATTTAAATTTTCAAAAAATTATTATTCTCCCTGTTTGCGCCTATATGCGATCACCGCTTTGGCAGCTTTTTGGAATGCATCCTCGTCAGGCAACTCATATGCCAGTTCTTTCTTGGCGGAAGTAACGAAGTCCCGCACTTCGAGGGAGTCTTTACCCTCTGCAGCCATACTTAATGCTTTATTTTTGATGGCTTCCAGGCCTTCAACCCGTTTTTGGCGCGTACCTGCGTCCATTTCCTGGTTCTTTACAGTATTCTCTAAATATAACCGTCCTATTTCTTGGATTTCTCAAGAATAGAATGTGTGAAGGCAAATAAACAGCTATAAGGGCTATGAATTCCTACCCGCAGGCGCAAGATGGCGGTAATAAGTTTGTAGAAGGTCTTGCTGCCGGTGGATTACTGGCTGGCTTGGGATATTTTTCCCTAAATCCCCAACGTAGGGCCGAAGCCAGGCAAAAGATCGCAAATATGGTCAACCCTGACGCTAAATCAGCGACAGCAGGTGTTCGTCAAGTCAGTTTACAAGATAAAGCCAACCTTGAGACTGCAGCAGCCGGTGTTCCTACCTCTGCAGCACCCCCTGGACCTACTGCAGCAGAACGTAAAGCAGTATATAAGGCGGTCGCACAAAAACCAGAGGCTGAATTACCTCAAGTCACCCGTCCTCAAAGCGGAGTAGACGTCGAACTCATCACTGATCCGGTCACAGGAGAAAAGTTTGCCCCTGGCCGCAGCCCTGCAGGGACTACCCCACGTAGTTATCTAGAAGATCAAGGGTTTGTCGATAACACAATGGTGGATCAGCAAGATGCACGTGTTGGTTTGCAAGTTGATCAATCTGTTGCTGCTATCAATGCTGCAGAAGATCAAGCCACTGGTCGAGTCATGCGGCGTCTTCAAGCCAATGAAGATCTAGACATCGGTGCTGTTAACGCAGCTAAAGAACAAGCCGAAGCAGTTTTAGAAGACACAATTTCTAGAAATCCCGAATTAGCCAGCGATACGCCCCTGGATGCAGCCGCAAATTCTGTGGCACGCAGTCTTCCGGACGGTGCTCCAATCGATCAGGCGGAAACGGGTGCTCGTATGCAGGGTCCGATTACTGCACAAGAATTAGTTGATCAAGCAAAACAAGAAATGATTGACATGCGTCTTCGCGTTACTGAAGACCTTGTCAAAAGCACCGGCCAAGAACCCAGGCCCAGTCAAGTCGAACGCGCACTCGCTGGTCGATTACAGACACAACAACAAGGAGATCCTGGCCGCATGATGACCGGTTCAGGCTTACAAAGAGTAGAACTTCCTGAAGGAGCAGCAAGCCAGACAGTCACTAGCGTCGGTGCCAGTGAAACTCTTCCAGAAAGAGCTGTTGTTAACATCGGTCCACAGGCGGCTGTTACAAAAACTGCTGCAGGCACTGCAATCCGAGGCGCTTCGCCTGTCATGGATGTTGCACAACCTGTCGAAAGAACACGCCCTGTTTTTGGTTCTAGTGAGCCCTTAGTTCCAGGGGCACCAGATGAACGGATGCCTGATCGCCCCGGATCAGAAAGCGCGTTCCAACAAATTCAATCTGCACCAGTCGGTCGTATTGATGACTATGCCGAAAATGTAGATCGAGGCGTAACTGCAGGCGGTATTGGTGTCTATGGCCGCGAGCCGAAATTTGTCCCTGGGGCTATGAGTAAAGCTACCGGTAAATACTCGGCTGCTTCTCAGCGCAAGCCTACAGATCTTCCGTTCAAGGAAGCACCTTCTGGCGGCGCTAAATTCAGTGATCTCAGCTCTGATCAGCTCAAGTCTTTTATTGAGCGTGCACCGGAGGGACGTGTCAAGCAAGCTGGTTTAGACGAAGCCCGCCGCCGTGAAAATACCGGAGCTTCCTTACAGGCGTCAGAAGCTTTACGTCGTGCCAGAATTGAAGGACGTGATCCCCAATCTGTTCTCCGTGATTTAGGTTTTGGAGTCTGATATGGCTAAGAAGAAAAAAGACTGGATCAAAAAGGCTGACATCAAAGAAGGGGCCTTTACTGCAAAGGCAAAGAAGAAAGGCATCACCTCTGCCCAACTACAGGAGAACGTTCTCGCCAACCCAGACGAGTACGATGAAAAGACTGTGAAGCAGGCCAACCTCCGTAAGACGTTGGTAGGATTGAAAAAGAAGAAAAAAGAGAAAAAGTAAATGAAGGACCACCGCCTTGACCTAGGCCGCTACGTACGTAACCCCTTCAATCGCCAGGGGGATATTAAAAAGCGCCTTGACTTTGACGACTTGTTTAGGTCCAAGGCGACCAGCGGTGATTACCCCTGGAACCCCTCAAGGTTTACTTCCCAGGATTTACTACGGCGTTCACAAACGCGCAAAACAAAATTAAATCCGGATTTGAACTTCGTAGGCAATTCCCCGTTCTTTGATGGTAACGAGAATGTTTCATCTGACTATGAGCTATTCGAAGGTCTTGGACGTTTCAATCGTCCTGTGGATTATGACTTTGATGAAGGCCGAGCCCTTACTTCGCAGCGCCCTCAGAACCAGCCTGATTTCAATCCCCTCTGGGTCGAAGCATATGAGATGAGCCCCACGGTTAAGCCTGGGGAAACTGCAAAGAATCCAATGCCGCGCTTGCGTAATCCTGATCCAAATGGTTTCTTGATGGCGCAAGCAGAAAGACGTGCGGAAGACGAAGCAGAAGACAAACGTTCTATCTCTCAGCTTCTTAGTGAAGAAGGACCACAGTCAAAGAAGAAAGAAAAGAAAGAAGAACGTGAAGGCAAAGAAACTGCAATTGAAGAACAAGAAAATAACTGAGATAAAATAGATTTAACGAGGTAAGAAAATGATCCGGCAGCTTGCAAAATTAGGTACATACGCCCGTCCAATCATCAATTTTGGCAAGAGCCTTGTTGACCCCAAGGAATACGCTGCTGACCTTAAGGCGTTGGCGGGAACTCGTTTAGGTAAAGCTGCCCTGGCCGATGGTGGAAAAGAGTTACTGAAAAGCTCTGTTCCAGGGGCCGTAATTACAACTGGCCTTAGTACCTTGACGACGGGAAATCCTTTTGCCGGTCTCCTGATCGGTGCGACTGACCTTGGTGCGAGCTTCGGTTTATCTCGAGCGTTGGCCGGAAGAACGGGCAAAGTCTTAGGCATGCCCTTGTCAGGTCAATATTCTTACCGTGTAAAAGACGGTTTAAAAACCGCCAAAGGCACCCCACGGAAGCAAGTGAATCTTACGGATTCGTCAGTGGTTAACCGTGTGTATGAGCAGAGCATGCCTCAGACGATTGCCCAGCTCGCTGGAAGCGTGGGTGCCGTGGTGGCATTGGAGCCAAGATTTATGCCGCAGGCTTATAACGAAAGTCAAGCTGTGACACAACAACAGCAGTTGGCACAAATGAAATATCTAAACAATATGAATACGCCTAATACGGCTGACGGAACTTTGTACCAAGTTCAAGGTATTCCTCAACGACGTGAGCAAGAAAGAATGGCACCTATGCCGGGAATGTACCGATGAGTATTGTTAACCAGTTAAAAACCGGTTTTAAAACAGCCGAGCAGGTAATGACCGGTCGGCAAGATTATCGGCATAGTGTTTTTGACCCACGTTTTGCGCGGGATCTACGTGAAGGTTATGTTAATACCGCACCTGTTTCTAGAGCAACCGGAAAACGTTTAGACGATCCGATCAATACAAAACCATTAACCACACCTGCTGAATTTGTTGGTGCATATGCGGCACGTCTAGCAACCGATATTGGCACGGATGGAAGCCGTCAATTTTACTGGCGTTACAACCATCCTCTTGCAATTGCGGAAAAAGCTGTTGAACAAGCTGTACCACAGTTAGGTGATGTTTCTAGTCCTCTGAAAAAAGCCGCCTTGACGGGAGGAATTGGAGGCGTTACTGCAGCTTCTTTAGGTACTTTTGATGTAACCAACCCAGGAGAATTATTTCGTCCTAAGGGGTATGCTCAAACTTACGCTGAAAAAGGTTCCGAAGACCGTCGGAAAACAGCTGAGCCTGGCATGGAAGTTTTCGACCGTTTCTTCTTAGGCCGTCGTGGCCGTCCTTTGAAATATGAAACTGCTAAAGCGGACATTCCAAGTTTAACTCCGGAGCGGTACGGTAAAGCAATGCGTAGTCAATATCAAGATCGGGGTGTTTTAGGCCTTGGTCTTCTCAAAGCTACAGATGAAAATTTACAAGGTGAACCCGAAGTTAAAGTTGTTGGTTTTCCTGTAGGGTTACAAGCGGTAGGTGCAGTTGGAGGCGGTACCGCTGCCCTGCGTAAATCGATGGATAAAAACCTGCCCACACGAAAAGCAGGTGTCGCAGCTCTTGCTGGATCTTTAGCAGGTGCAACTGTTGGCAAGCTGGTCAACTTAGGTATTGCTAGCGCACGTAATAATCCTGAAAAGTTACCCTCTACTCTTGAGTATTGAGGTTGTAAAATTAAACTATTAAGGTCAACCCTAGAGTGGAATGAATACTTTTATTGGCTATCCAGGGGGAGGAGTTAGCGCCCCGCCTACGGGAGCTTATCCCCTGGCATTGGCTAATCCCCAATTGGGTTCTTTGAATCCACAAGTCATTCGAACCACTACAGCGGCAGGTGCCAAACGTGGCATTGATTTCGCAAAGCTTTTAGGCCAAGGTAGAGCGGCTGCAATTAAAGGGGCGCAGGGCGCAGGAAAATTTGCAGGAGCCTATGCCCCTCTTATCGGAGGTGCCATGGAGCTGGCGGAAGGAGACGTTGCTGGTGCAGTCGGTAGCACCGCAGGTGGCTACTTGGGAGCCTTGGCTGGTCAAGTGTTAATTCCGATTCCTGGAGTTGGCGCAGGGGTTGGCGCAATTGCAGGATCAATGTTAGGTAGCGGTGTTGCAGATGCAACGAAGAATTTATTACCTGATTTAGAAATCGCTGGCTTGGCGATCGGTGAACGCGCCAAACGGCGTAAAGAAGCTGCTTATCAACGGGGTGAAACTGAAAAAGATATCAAACTCCAACAAAAATTACAAAGCGAATATTTAACAGGAACTCTTGCACCTTTCCTTGATCAACAACGTCGGCAACAAGTTACTGCTCAGCAGTCGTTGTTGAACACTCAAGGCGCTATTTACCAAAAGCTTGCTCGTACAGCAGGTAGTTTCCAACTTGCCGGTCAAGGGATGGCCGAAAGCGGCGCACTTGCCCGTACGGCGCTAGCAAACAATCCTTATGCTGGAGCGACAATCAAAGCACCTAACATTACTTTCGGGAGGGGTTGATCATGGAAAGAACCAGAGGAATTATTTCGGGACCTCTTGCTAATCTTTTTGGTTTCGGTAAAAACGCTTCTACGTCCCCAGTAGTTCCGGGGATGGCCGCAGGCAACATGAGTGGCTTGCAGCCTACCCAGGCTGACATGTCTTGGTACAACAAGACAATGCGAAATCAAGCTGTCGATAAAATTCGACAAACACTTCCACCGGAAGACCAAGGCAGATTTGATACTGTTATCGCACAAAATCCTGATAATCCTCTTGAAGCAGCACGGCAATTTCAACCCAGCACGACCAGTTATTTACCCCCGGGTGCTAAAGAATTGGTTGAAGGACCACAAGTAGATCCAAATATCGGGGCAGAGTATGCAGGACTAACTGGCTTACTTGAGCAATCTAATAAGGCAGCAGATGCGCGTTTAGATCGCATGCTTGATTATCAAACTAAAGCAGCTGAGCGGGCTCAACAGTTTGGCAAGGAAGCAGCTGCAGAAGCTTTCAAGTATGAAATGATGGGTCGTATCCCCGACACCATTATGGCTGGTCTGGCAGGATCTGGGCAGCTGATGAGGGAAGGTGCAAAAGATATCTCCAATACCGTAATGCGTGGTGTTGAAGCATTGCCTAAACCCAACATTGCAGCACGTACTTATCAACAACCTACCTTTAGGTATTTCAAATAGGTTGCAGTAAACTAAAGCCATGCTTTCACAGTCATCTTCTACATTTGCCAGCGCCTTCCAAGGGGGTTTTAATCCTACAAACTTTGGTTTAGGCAAAGGCTCAAGTATTGCAGATGCTTATTTAGCAACAGATAGACCTAGTTTTGGCGGAAGTAATTCAGGAGGAGGAATGGATCCCTTAACGGCTGGCTTAGGTTTTGCCAATCTTGGTGCAAGTATTTTCGGTGGGATGGCCCAGCGGAGAACCCAAGCCAACATCGCTAACGCGCAGTTAGCTGCGGCAGCGGATCAACTCAAGAATCAAGTTGAGATGACCCGCGATATGAGCAAATTCCAGGAAGCAAGTAATATTAACAACCTGGTTTTTTCTGCGGGTACAGGTGCAGATCTGGCGTATGACCGCCAAAGAAAAGCAGCACTTTTTACGCAAGGTCCTTTACGGGAGTTGAAGTTAGCTGGCGATATGGCTGAACGCCGAGCTTTTCTTGGTCTTCAGGGATCCGAAGAAGCCAAAGCATTATCTCGTCGTCAAAATAAGGAAGCTTTAAAACGTACTCTTGCAGATAGACAAGGAGCTATGATGGGTATGTTCGGCCGGATTGCACCTGTCAACGTCGAAAACTTATTTGTTTGAGGTATAAATAATGTACGGAAGTCCTAAAGTAACCTATCAATCACCAAAGATTGAAAAGGATAAAAGTTTTGAAAAATATCTGGACTACCAGATTACAAGACAACAAAACATAGACGATCGCGCACAGCAAGCAATAGATGATGAAAATGAACGTACTCGAATTAGGAATGAAGCAGGTGCAGCGGGATACGGAAGCTACGCTGATAACATACAGAATCAGTTAAATGCTGGCCTAATTAGTTTTAATGACGCACAAAGTCGTTTAGAAGGTTATCGTGCTAAATACGATATGCCAGCAGGTGACCGTGCAACTGCACTCACACAAAACTATTTAGAAAATATTCTTCCGGGACGTCGTGATACCGGTATTACTGCTGCGTACGAAGAGATCTTGGGTCGGGCAGCCACTCCAGAAGAACGGCAGAAAGCAACGGATCGGTTTGCTCAAGGTTATTACACCAACGTTAAAGATCTGCGAGATTCATTATTAAAGGGAAGTGAGTACCAAGATAAGTTCAACAAGAGCTACTTGGACAACTACTACGACACGATGTTTGGCAAGCAGGATAAAACTGCTGAAGGTAAGCTGACAGGTGTCCGTACCTTTAAGTTTGATAAGAACTTGCTTCCTTCCTACGGAGGTGATCTGGCCGACAGAACAAAAGTTAGCCTGCCTAATTTTGCTGATCAATTCAAGGGCACACCTGCGGAAATTGAAGCGCAACTTCAAAATGTGCGTGATAGTCGTCAGTTCCTTTACAGTGCTGGTCTGACTAATTTACAGGGTGAAATTAACAAAGAAACCACCAAGCTCAAGAACGAAGGACAGAAAGAACTTCAGAAGATTAAGGGACAGGGTGACCTGTATAAATCTCTGGTCGGCACGTTTAGCTTCTAAATATTCACTTGTTATAATTAATTCAGTTCCGACTCTTATAAGGAAATGGCTCAAACTCCCGCAGGACAAGCTACTCAGGACGATTACTTTGACATTACTAAGTTCGAAGAGCTCCTGAACCGCTTGGAAGCTTCTAAAGGCCGTCAGCAGCGCCAGAAGTCTCTCGAAGGTCGTCGTGACATCTTCGCCACCGGCCTGGCTGGCATGATGGGCAACTTCTGATAATTTCTTCTAGGATTTTATAAGCCATGACTAGCAGTGTACCCGCCGGACAAACCGATGCCGATGATTGGTTTGATCTAGATAAGTACAAGAAAGCTGCTGGCGTGGCTTACGAATTTTCCAAAAAGAAAATGGAGACTGCCGGTGAGCAAGAACGAGAAACCATCGGTAAGGGCGCAAGCGAAAGCCGCGAATCAGCGGCACAGCAGCAGCGATTCCGCCAGGAAGACGAAAAGCGGGACTACGATCAGGCCCAACGAGCTTATCGATATTGAGTTATTCGACACCTGGGTCGATAACTTAGACGCCGCTACTCAAGAATCGTTCACTGCTTTTTGCTCAGATAACTACTCCGTTATTGAGATCTATTTGTATGCCAGATTTCTTGGCTACAAAGGCAGTATTCAGCCCTGTGACCTCTGGGTCAAAGACAACTACAAGAAACCGGATCACCGGAAAAAACTCTTGTATGAAATTGACGAGATGCAAGAGGACATCCGTAAACTGCGTGAAGACGTAGAAAATGGTGCTGTCAAGCGCGATGCTGGTGTTGCACGTGTTGCTTCCATGCAGAAAGAACTTCGTGGTCATATTGACCAGGTAGAGAAGTTTACAAGTACCCGTGACAGAAAAGGTTTGTTGATGGCAGGTGCAGACCGTGCTATCCGTGAACTAATGTTTATTTTTAAAGACGATCCCATCGAGATTCCTTTGGAAGAAGCAACGATGAGCGTATGGGCAAGAATGCAGCTGGAAGAATAGGGCAATTAAAATAAGTTCATACGCAGAGCACTATAAGTGCGACAGTAATTAAAAATGGCTAAGAAGAAAATGCCGCCTCAGCTTCTTGAGTACTTCAAGAAGAAAGAAGCCAAAAAAGAAGATGGCTCTGAGATGAGCGACAAGGAAAAGCGTAAAGCTGCCTTGGAAAAAGCACGTAAATATAAAGAGCAGAAAAAAGACAAGAAAGAAGAAAAATAAGATAGCATTTAAGTAGTATTGATCTACTGTCGTGCCAAGTTATACGCACCTTGCTTATCGACGAAATGCCAAGGCTGCGGCACGCAATCAACAAATTAAGAAGCCAAAGAACGCGGAACTTCTAAAGAAAGCCCGTGAAGACTTTGGCTTTTTCTGTGAGTATGTAGCAGATAAACCGCCCGCAGAACATCACCAGCATTGGCATCGTCACTTTGTCACGGATCAAGATAGTTCTTGTCTGATTAAGATTGCTGGCCCTAACGTTGATCTTCTTGCACCACGGGGTTCTGCCAAATCAACGGTCTTAGGCCTTCTTACAGCCTGGGCCATAGGTATTCACACCCACGAAAAACTACCGCTACAAATCCTGTACTTGTCCTACACCGTGGACATTGCAAGATCTAAGTCAGCAACAATAAAACGGATTATTGAAAGTAAACGGTATCAAGAAGTATTCCCTTCTGTACGTCTTCTCAAGAACGTAACAAGTAACGAATACTGGTCGATAGACCATAAGTTTGCAGGTATTGATACCACAGGTGAAGAACAGTTCACACTATGTGCTGCTGGACTCAAAGGCTCAGTGACATCAAAGCGTTCTCACCTGGTGATGATTGATGACGCTATTAAATCAGCAGCTGACATTGCCAACCCTGACATCAGGAAACAGATGCAGGAAAACTGGAATGCAGTTATTGCACCAACGATGTTTGAAGGTGCCCGAGCTATTTGCCTGGGAACGCGTTTTAGACATGACGACATTCATTCAACAACATTCAACGAACAAAACAACTGGAGTCAAATTGTTTTGTCGGCTATTCTCAACGATCCTGAAACAGGAGATGAGAAGTCCTATTGGCCTGAAATGTGGTCTCTGGACTACCTGAAGGAAAAGAAACGACAAGCACCGATTGCATTCTCGTTCCAGTACATGAATCAGGTTGTCAGACAAAATGAATTGTCGTTGGCACCAGAACTAATTGTTAAGGCAGAGATCTCCACCGAGTTTGACACCTTGGGGGTAGGCGTGGACCTTTCTGCAGGAACCAAGGAGAAAAACGATTACACCGTCATGGTCCTAGGGGGACGTATTGGTGATCGCATTCATATCATTGATTACAGGCGGATCAGGGTTATGGGTAACCTTGAAAAGCTCGATGCGATGAAAGAACTTCTCAATGATTGGTCGATCATTGGTATTGATGAAAACAAGAACTACTACCCGACTTTCTCCACCTGTGATATCTGGTCTGAAGCTGTGCAATACCAGGCTTCACTGGAGGCTGATTTCAAGCGGGTCTGCCTCAATAACGAGGGTCTCTACAACCTCATTTGGCATCCCGTAAAAGGTTTCCGTGCAGATAAGCTTGCACGGTTCCGTGGAATCATGGGCATGTTTGAAGACCGGAAGATTATCTTTAACCGTTACCGGAACTTCACAAATCTCTTCGAGGAACTCACGAATTTCGGCGTTAGTAGCCATGACGATTGTGTGGATGCGTTGGTTTGGCTTGTTAACGGTCTAGCTAGAAAAGGGCAGTTACACCTCGATTACTAAGCGTAGAATTAAAAAAAAGATTGGTCCAGTGGGTCCAGAGTATATTGCTGCGTTTGCAACCTTGATCGTATCCGCCTTTACAGGTGGGGGCTGGGTTGCAAGCAAGATTATTGACCGGCAAAAAGAGCGGATTCAACAATCTTTCGACTACATCAGTTCACAGAAAAACAGGATCGACATGTTGGAAGATCAAGTCAATCGCATGCCGTTAGATTACGTGCTGAAGGTGGATTTTCTCAGAGAAATCCAGGACATGCACGAAAACTTTCGACAAATTAACAATAAGCTTGATAAGCTTATGGAAAAGATATTTGAGAAATGAGTTACATTTTGGAGATCGAAGAAGATCAAAACGGTGATCAGTACGTTACTTTCCCCGAAGACATCTTGGAAGAACTAGGTTGGTTAGAGGGCGATCTCCTCGAATGGAACATGAAAGGAGAAGGAATCACTCTTACCAAACTGAATAATCCATCGGGTTACGAAGTTATAGAAGAGTAAAATAAAAAGATCGAGCGGATAGATTATGTACTACGCAGGCCAGTCTGGTATTGCAGGAGCTGTAGGAAACCTGGCTGGAGTCAGCTTCCCGATTCGTGGTGGTGCCTCGGTAGGTAGACCGTTACTTCCCAATCAAAAAGAATTAAAAGGGGATAAGCGTGATCCTAGCTTTCCTCCGGAAGAAGCTATTCCGTTACGCCTTCCTTTGGCAGGCATCCCTGGTTCTAGTAATCTGCCCGGTGCTGTAGGCAACATGCAAGGTGTTGCCAATGCAGGTCTCTACGGCGGGCCTCAGTTCAACCAGCCAGGAAACGTAAGTCTTCCTAATGGTTTCGTCAACAAGATGGTTTCCTGATGGCACAAGACGACTCAAAATATACAAAGCCAGGTCTGCGCGAAAGCATCAAAAAGCGCATCATGGCTGGCTCCAAGGGGGGTAAGCCCGGTCAGTGGTCTGCTCGAAAAGCCCAGATGGTTGCCGCCGAATATAAAAAGAAAGGCGGTGGTTATAAAGGTGGTGAGGGCAAGAAACAGAAAGACTTGAAAAAGTGGGGTAAGGAAAAGTGGATGACAAAAGATGAATATGAAAAACGTAAAAAAGCCCGTGGTGCAGCCAAAAAGTACAAGGACAGCAAAAAATGATTAACTTTCAGGATTTATTAAATCGGGCAACCACCAAGGCTCAAGGATTTGTCATGGCAGGTCAAGAAGCTTTGCCAGCTATTTTGGGAGGTGTGATCGGAAGGGATCGAGTGGATACATCTGTTGATCCACGGATGGGACAAGGTTTGATTAATGCTTACCGGACGGCACAGAAACGTGGTTCTGACGTCATTGATTACGAAGACTATGACATGTCTACCCCAGGAGGGATTGGTGCTAAATATACTTTTGGCACAGTAGGAAAAGATAACCTTAGATTTGATCAGGCCGGTAACGTAGTAGGTATTCGGGGTGAAAAATACGATACAGATAAAACTCCAATGCAGGCATTACGGGAAGGTAAGAAACGTTTAGAAGGAGGTGATATTACTGCTGGTATTTATAAACCCTTTGAAGCATTACTTGGTGCGGTGCAAGGCAGGGGACTAACCACTCATAATGTTGATTTTCAACAACCAGTTGCACCTAAGCCCACTACTCCTGTAAATGCTTCTGCACCAAATCTGTCGCCTACGCAACCAGAAGCGTACAGAGTCAAATCGGGAGATACTCTGTCAGCCATTGCAAAGCGTTTAGGCACAACAGTAGAAGATCTTGCCCGTAAAAATCAAATTCGTAACGTCAATCAAATTCAAATCGGACAACAAATACGAAGATAATAAAAAATGATCACATCGGCTTTGCTTGCATGGTCACTTAGTTGCTCTCAGTACCACGGAGCAATTAAACGGCTGTACGCAGATCCGTTTTTTGCAAAGCCTGAAAATCGAGAAGAAAGACTTGACTTACACTATTTCTTTAAAAGTAAAACATGGCCTGAGTGCCTAGAACTGGAGGTTTGAAATGGCAGACAAAGCAATTCAGAAAGACGGTTCTACTAAACGTTACTTGCCTGAAAAGGCATGGGCGTCTTTATCCAAAGAAGAAAGGGAGGAAACCGATGCCAAAAAACGAGCCGGGAGCCGCAAGGGAAAACAGTTCGTTGCCAATACAGAACGAGCAAAAAAAGCAGGACGCGCAGCCCGTCGCTACAAAGATAAAAAGAAAAAGTAAAAAGCTTGTAAAAAAAGCGATCAAGAATGCGCACCTTTATAGTCGTGCTGAAATTCTCTACTTCAAGATGTGGCTTGAATTAAAGAAGCAGGCGAAGACTGCTAAGATCAATAAAGATAAATAGGAAAATAGTTGGATGGCTGTAGACGCAAAAGCCAGACTCAAAGAAATTATTGATTCCTATCTCGATAAGGATGGGGGTTCCCATATCGATACGGGTATTGTTGCGTCTCACCTAGCCCAGATGAAACTGTTCGGCATCCGACAGGGTGTCGAGTTTTTTCCTGCGCAAGACAATTTTGGAAGTCAGCGCAAAGATTTTGTTGACCGTGTAATCAAATACAACCAGCTGGATACACGCCTGGATTCTATCTGGGACTATTTCTTGTGTGATGGACAAGGGATGTTTTACATCCGTCCTACACAGAACAACTATCGTCTCTATTACTTCCGTCGTCACGAATATCGAAGTTTCTACAACATCGACGGTGAGTTAGATGAAGTGGTCATCATCTACAGCTATAAAGTCCGCCAAGGACTTGGTTACCAGCAAGACATCGAGTCTGACACGATTTCTGGTCCAGCAGGTATGGGCCGTGGTGGTGTCAAGCGTTATATTCGTCTGTCTATTAAACGTAAAACTATCGAAGAAACACACTCAGAAGGTGAAATTTCATTCGATACTAATTACCAAGCCATACAAGGGAAGACTAAAACATTTAAAAATTCACTTGGATTCATTCCTTGTGTTGAAATTTTTAACAACGCTAAAGGCTTTTCTGCAGAAGGTGTCGGTGAATTTGATGCGTTAGCGAATCATATTTGTACGCATGATGACATGATCCGCACAATGCGGAAGAACGTAACCTTTTTTGGGAATCCTACGCTACTTTCTTCAAGGCCAAAAACTGATTTAATGGAATCAGGTGGAGATGCTGTTGTTCAGCGTCCCTCTATTGCAGCTAGTTCAGGTTTTTCTGGCCCCGGTGCTTTAAGCCAATCTCGGTTTAAGTCAGATCCCGTATCCCGTGGAGTAGATGGTCAGATCCGAGTACCGCGAGTAATTGCAAACTTGGAACCGAATGACCGTGTTGGCTATATCGTTCCTGACGCGATTACCGGTGACCAAAACTCTTTCGCTCGACAGTATAGGGAAGAAATTCGTACTGCTCTTGGCGGTGTGGATGAGCTGTCGATTTCTGCTGGTGTTACTGCAACTGAGTACAAATCCTTATTTGGGCGCGTCGCCGCGACATCCAAGAAAAAGAGCAACTCAATTTACACGTACGGAATCTGTCGTTGTCTTGAACTAATTATTTATCAAGAAGAAAAGTTATTCCGTGACAGTCTTGCCGCTGCCGCTGGGTTGGAAAAACCTCTTGAGTTAGCAGAAACAGCTACTGCAGAAGATATTGCAGGCTATGAGCAGGCAATGGAAATGTATGAAGAACAGACCAAACAGTTAATGATGGCCTGTCTTCAAACACAGCAAATTCCACCAGGTGTTTTTGGTTTAATTCCTGATGGTGACGTCACCATTCAATGGCGTTGGATGGGTCCTGTGTACGAAGATTCGACCCAAGATGTATTAAATAACTCCATTGTTGTACGAAATCTGCAAGAATTAGGTGTTGATAGCATTGAGGCACTGAAATACCTCTTCCCCTCAAAAACGGATGAGGAAAGGGCCGCGATGCTATCGGGGTTCCCATTCAGGATGGTGAACGAATTGCAGGGTGCATACTCTCAATTTGCCCGCCTTGTGGGGGGAATGATGCAGACCCCTCACCCGCAATCACCGGATTTACCGATGGCTGCGGATCCCCGATTGGATTTAACCCCATATCTGTATCGCACCTTAGAAGCCTTACAAAAGGAGATGAGTTATGCAGGACGCTACCGTCCAATCGATCCCACAGACGAGCCAAGCGTCGTCAGCCGTCGCTCCGAGCAGCTACGTGGCAGCAGCACCGGCGGCAGCTCCGGCACCGGCAGCAGCGCCGGCGGCTTATCAAGTGGGTACGAGCTACCCCCAAGCGGTACCTCAGGCAGCCCCCAGCTACCAATCCGCCCCTACTCAGTACGCCCCCCAATCCCAACCGGAGGCACAGAACAGCCCCTGGGAATCGGCATTCAACAAGGTGGTGGGTCTACTGAGTCAACCAGTCCAATCCCCGTTCCAGGCTCAACCGTCTCAAGCGCCGACAGCATTTACCCCGGCGAACTACGGACAACAGAGCGCCCCGGCTACGCAACAATCGGATCCGCTGACCTGGTCTCCCAACCAGGTATCCTCTCCCAGCTCTTCCCAAACCTCCTCGAGTCCCTCCTTGGATCAAGTGGCGGACCTGGTGGGGATGAGCGCGGAAAGCCGTCAGGTGATGGACGCGTTCGGAGTCGAGGCACCGGTTCTTCTGAACAACTACGCGGTGGAACTGGAAGGTCTGGTCGACAGCGCCGTGGCGTGGGGAAATCGCGCAACTAACGCAATCAAAGGTTACGCCAACTTTGCGGTTAACGAGCATCAAGAGAACCTCGCCTATAACGAGATTCTTACCAACCCTGATGTTCTCAGCGATTACACCCTGAAGTTCTTCGGCCCTGAAGGTCCGTACCCTGTGTACGAGAACGAAGGTCAGTTGGAAACCCAAGGTTATCCCACCGCTCCTGTTGAGCAGCAGCAAAATGTTATGGCCCAAATCGGCCAGCAAATGCCTGCTCCCCCTCAGGCAGAAGCACCCCAAGCCCCCGAAAACTTCTGGGGTACTTTCAGCGAGCAAATGGCCCGTGATCCCCAGAACGCCTGGCGGACTCTGAACCAGGCTCAGCCTCAAACTGTTGCAAACAAACTGTTTGTAATGGAGTGATAGTTAGCCGGTAATTTTCTTAAATTATCGGCTGCTAAAATTTGTGTTAGATAAGACATATCAATATGTCTGAATCTTTCATCCGCTAAACATTCCCTGCGACACTGGAGGATAAACTAAAGTGTTCATTGATAACGACTTTCCAAAGATTCTTGGTGCGGAGCTGTATCGCCCCCACCCTGCTTACATCGCGGAAATGGCGGTTGAGCCCGTGGTCGTCCACGACTTCACCCGTCAGCCCGGTCAGACCGTTCAGTTAGACCGCTACAAGTTCTGGGGTACTCCTGGTACCAAGGACAGCCGTGAGCGCATTGCTGACCAGACCATTGGCACCGCCAACAGCCGCAACATCACCAAGGAGAAGGTGCTTGTTGTGCTTAAGGAGTACACCGGTCCTGCGGACCCGGGTGATGCAACCCAGCCCAGCACCTTCAAGATTGCTCGTGAAACCCTGGTGACCGCTCAGCGTCTCCTGCTGGATTCCGGCAACCTGAACATGTTCCACCAGAGCATCGGTTCTCTGACCCTGCTCGACGACTATCGCCGTTGGCGTGACCGCGTCTTCATCGACGAACTGTCCAAAGCTGAAGCAAATGGTGCCGCCTCTACTTCTCAAGGTGGTTACTACTTCGCTGGTGGCAAGACCAAGGATTCCTCCGGTCGCGTTTCCTACACCGCCGATGAGTACGGCACCCAGACCCAGCAGTTCTCTGTCAAGACTGACCTGCTGACTGTTGTTAAGGACCTCCGTAAGCGTAACGTTCCTACTTACGCTGATGGCCTGTATCGCGCCATCGTGGATCCCACCTTCATGATGCACCTGCGTCGTGACAGTGACTTCCGCGAGATCGCCCGTTACGCTGGCAATCCTGGTCAAGGCATGTACATGGGCAACCCCATGATGCCTAACAACTCCAGCTTCTACATGGGTCCTCAGGCTGGTCAGGCCTACTTCCTGGCTGGTGAGCCTGTGATGCCTACTGGCGTCCAGTTTGAAGGTGTGAAGTTCTTCGAGTCCACCAACTTCCCGACCAAGAACGTCACCTCTTCCTTCGATGGTGGTAGCAACTACTCTTCCAGAGAAGTCGCCCAAGGTTACTTCTTCGGTCCTCAGTCCATCGGTGTTGGTATCGGCGGCCCGAACGCTCAGGTGCTGATCAACAACAACGATGACTTCAGCCGCTTCATCATCCTCATCTGGCAACTGTACGCTGGCTTCGAGATCCTGAACAAGGACTTCGTGACCACCGGCTTCAGCTTCGTCGAGGACGACGGCTCTATCTGATCCTTATAAATAGATAACTCATCTAGGAGAAATAAATGTCTTATTTGTCGGCTAAGAAAATCTACCCAGGTAACTGGGCAGAACCCCTGAACGGTTGGTACAAAAACATTGATACCAACGACAGCGGTAGCAACGACAAAACCAAGGGCGGCCCCACTTCGGTGCTGGCCGTTCCTGGTTATCGTTACTTCCAACAACGCGGTTATGTGGCAGTTCCTTCTGCCTCCGGCACCGCCGTTACCGCTACCGGCGACGTGATCGTTCCTTCCCCTTATCGGAATGACGACACCCGTACCGATATCACCGGTATGGTGATCTCTGGCAGCAGCACCATCCCTGCTTACGTTTATCGCGCCACCGTTTCCGTGGCTTCTGGCTGGGGTGATGGCCGCGTTGCTTCCGGCGTTTACGCTGCTACCGGCAACGTGATTACCTTCTGTCGTGACAGCAGCGGCCCTGTGTCCGCTAATGGCGCTGGCGAAGGCGTTGCTCAGGCCAACCTGACCTCCACCGCTGCTGGTGTCCGTGCTGGTGAAATTTACTTCGCTGGTGCCTCAGCTGCTTATAGCTCTCAGCCCTTCCCCACCGCTACTGGTGCTGCTGGTCTGGCTACCGGTGTGATCCATAAGCAGATCACCGCTGCTACCACCTTCAAGGTGTTTGCTCGCGCCACCGTGACTGGTACCTCCACCTCCGGCGGTTTCTACATCTCTGATGCAGATGCTGATGCAAACCGTAAGGGTTACCTGGTGACTGAAGTCTGCTACCTGCAGCCTGATGAAGCACCTGGCTACGAGGATATCGAAGCTTATATCCCCGCCCGCACTATTAGCTGATTGAGGTAAACTAGGACCAGAAATAAAATCTGGTCCTTATGCTTTATCAGCACAAAAAGACGGGAACTCGTGTAAAAATTGTCAGTGAGTTTGATAATGGCGATTGGTTTATGGTCCAAGACCAAGACGATCGCATTTTCACCGCTTACAAAAACGAGTTAACACCTGACGAGCCCGCCACCAAAAAGGTAAAAACTCTTCAGGTAAAAGATAAAGCAGCAAAGGAAGAACCCCGTAACTTCCCGCCTGATACTCGCCTCAATATCAATGGGGCGACTGCACAGATGATCGCAGATCATATTAAGGGTATCGGCATTAAAACAGCCAGAGAAATTAAAGATCTCCAGATGTCCTTATCGGGTGAAAGATTCAATAATCTCGAACAACTAAAGCAAATCAAGCGGGTTGATTGGGATTCTGTTATTGCTGCTGATTTGATTAGAGTGTAAGGCTTCTTCCCCGGGCAACCGGGGTTTTTTATTGATTACATCAATTTATAATTGAATGACGCGGAGGCTTTGTAGTGCAGCTATCTGACTTTGATAAAAGTAGGGTCAGGTATCACCTGGGCTACTTTACAACTTCTGTCCCAGCGGGTGATTATGCCCGTTTGGAAGAAGCTATGAATACCATTCCGGATTCATTCTTCTACGACAAAATCACCATTCAGATTGGCCGCTGCGACACTGCAGAAAAGAAAACTGAAGTCGCTGATTCCCCTTCTACCAGAATTGAAACGATCCTGGGCGACGTGGATCGTACGATTAAATCCAGCAATGCCAAGGAGGCATTGAAGGTATGGGATGAGATTTACCTGTACGAAACAAACCGTTTGGCAGGTATTCTTTACGTTCCTAATTACAAAGATCCTTTCCAGGCACGTTATCGCTACGAACGTTCTGGTGCGGAGTTTATTCAAGCATTACCTGGCCCAGCCGATACAGCTGTTGGTTCCAGAATCTATTTAAATGAGGTTTGGAGATAATGGCACAAACAGGTCAGTTGTCGCCCACAGATCGGGCCGCATTTTTAAAAACTTCTCAAAATTTAGGTTTAAGTCCTTATGAGTTTGGCGGGTTGATCCAACTGGAATCAGGTTTCCGTCCAAATGTTATGGGTGGGGAAGGGGGCCGATATAAAGGCCTAATTCAATTTGGACCTGGAGCTAGGCAGGAAGTAGGACTCCCTTCCAGGGACATGACTATTGCTGAGCAACTTCCATATGTTGAACGTTATTTTCAACAACGGGGTTACCAGCCCGGTATGGGAATTCAAAAAGCATATGCAACTGTTTTAGGCGGTAATCCAGACGCAAACATCAACTACAAGGATGCGTTTGGAACCAGTGTTGCAAGTGCTGTTCCTCGAATGAAAGAAGGCGGAGATCTTTATAAAACAGCGCAACAAGTCTTAGGACCATTAGACACTCAAAGCTATGGAGGAGCAAGTGCTGCCGCTGGCGGCCTTGACATGAAAAGTAGTGAAAGACAATCTGAGCCTGCTCGATCCTCTATTGTTAGGTCTCTTCTTGGTCAATCTCTTGGTTTGGAAACTAAGTCGGACCTTAATAAGAAAAATTCGTTAGCAAACTCATTACGGGACTCTGTAATTCAGTCAGTTCTTTCTAACGCCATGAATCCGTTTGGAGGGATGTTCTGATGTCTAAAGTCGCAGATTTTCTAGAAAGTTATCTTGAAGAATACATTTCTTCTGCACAAGGTCCAGGAGAGATTCTTCGAACAAATATTGCTACTCCTGCTGACATGGGAAAAGTTTTTAGTGGCACCAGTAAATTTAAAGCCGAAAAAACACCAGATCGCTTTCAGGAGTTTCTAACGATACAGAATAATCCTGAAGCCTTGTCCCAAAATGTCGTGGCACGATATTCACCAGGATTTATTAACGCGATGTCTATGTTTGGTCGCTAACGCTATAATTAGAAAAAAGCAGCATAGTTAGAAGTGTCTAGTACCTCCACCAATAAACAGCCGCTTCTTGTTGACCGGCCTTTATTTGACTCAGTTCGCGTAACTACACAGACTGTTGGTAGTGCATCTACTAACACTGTGTTTGTACAGGGTGGTCAGGCACCGTCCATTCTGGTGGATATGGATGCTGCTTTAAGTGAAGACAACAATAATGGTGGTGTTGTAGATGCCATCACAATTACCAGAAACGATTTTTATCGTGAAGAAGATTTTGAAGTAAATACCACCACTTCAGGATCTGTTATTTCCCTGGTAAGTGGACAAGTTGTTTTTGTTTCTAATACAGGTGTTTTAACTAACGGCACTGCTAGCGGATATGGTTACTACACCTATACAGGTTCTAGTACCCTTACAGGTGTTAATACAGCTTTAAATTATTCCGGGGGTATTGCCTCTGGCTTTACTTACCAAGGTGTTGCCTACGGTGAAATGCCTGCAGCAACTTTTGTTTTCTACCATACACGCGGAACCACCACACCCATTCCTGCATCTGGTGACTACAAAGTGTTGTTCGCCAAGACGATTCCTGCCAACAGTGGTGTGGTTGACTGTTCTGACTTAATGCCTCAACTTGCGACTCCTGTTGCACAGGCTGGTAATACTGATGGCTTAGGTGCTGGTGCCCCCCTCCGTAACAAAGGAATTGTTTTAGAACGTGGCGACCGTATTTACGTTGGCGTATTTCCTGACGGTCCGAACATTTCTGGCTACACCCCAGGTGCTCACATTAGTGCGCAAGGCGGATTCTTCTAAGCATGGCTAAGAGAAGCGGAAGTTCTTTCGGTTCTTTCAATAAAACGCAAGACTTCAGCGCAAATAGAGTGCTTCCCATCCGGACTGAGTTTTCTCAAGGCTCAGTTCCGGATTCTATTTACAGTGCGAACAGAGAATCTGCTTGGTCTAGATGGCGTAGAGGTTTTGAAATTTATGCTAATAGCCTGTATGACGAATCGTATTCATATACCTTTAACTACCTTATTCCGCTACCACCAGGAACAGTTTTACCTCCAGGGGTAAACCCGCCGCAAGTCCCTGGTATTTGCCAAGGATTTCCAACCAAGAACAAAGAACTTGGCATGCATTGGGCAGGCGTGCGTGTTGGAGGAAGTCTTAGGTTTGACAACTTACGAGGCGGTGGTGGCGTCACTGCTTCCATCAAGGCCGTGACGGAAACTGAAGATTTCTGGTATGTAGAACTGAACGGTGGTTGGGATGAAAATACACCATTGCCACCTCCTTTGTTTATTCCTCCCGTTGTTGTAGGGGGCAGAGAGATTGTTCCAAAACAATACCCAATCAACGGCGAAATCTTGGAAGATCGTGTTGTTGAAGTTGGCGGTGCTCCTATAACAGCAGCAACTATTGACCCCGCCACACAAAAACGATACGGCTATATTCAGGCAGTTTTAGTCGAAACAGACGAAGTTAAGGGGATTTTAAAGCTGCAAAAGCTTGGTTCTGTTGAAGCTACTCCGGATGGTGTGTTCCAAACACCAGCACGTGAAGACCCTCATGTAGGAAGATTTTTAATTACAGGAACAAGATACTGTTGTTCTTGTCAAGATTTTTCACGACGTGATTATTACTTCATGTCTCAGCTTGGTACGACAAACAAAAAAGCTTTTCCTCGAACCAGTGTTGCGACTCTTCGCCCTGGCCGGTTTGAAATCATGACCGGTACAGAAGGTGATGCAAACGCGGTTAATAATAATGCAATGACTAGCGCACAGTTGGATCGACAGATGGAAATTCGCGCACCATCTGCACAATACAATATCCCTCCGACAGTTACACCGAACAGCTCAACTGTCCGTGGAACTACCCGCGACAACCCAGGAGTATTCCGCTCGTTTGGTGGACGTTATCTTCGCAATAACCCGTTGCCTTCATTGGAGGGAGCCGTTGCAGAAGGACCTCCTTTATACAGGGATTATAAAACTGTAAAAAACGAGGACGGAAGTTTTACCATCACGGAGCTAACTGACTTCTGGACACCATTACTGGATGAGATGCGTTATTGCAAACATATCTATGCAATGAAGTTTGCTGAAAAAGTTTTTCCACCAGAACCTTCAGATCTCCCTGTGGCTATGGGAAGTATTGTTGAATGGGAACGTGATCTTGTCGAAAAAACCAACCGAGAGAACCAAACGGCTGCGTACGAATTGTCAGTTCGCGGTTTATCCAAAATGGATGTACCTCCATACAACTGCCAGGCACCAATGATGATGCCGATGTTCCAAAAACTATTCAACATTCCATCTACATTTATCTTGATGGATGGTTTTAGAATGTTTGACAAGAATGGTAAAGAATACAATCCATCTGAAAACGAAGGACCGGCGACTTAAATGGCTGATTTTGGTGAAATTGTAGACGGTACTTTTGTACTTTCCCCAGAGCAGATTGAATCACGTAAGTATGGCTTTAGCGATATTAAAGTCAGTGGCATCCCAACGATTTACCATGCTGGTGACGTTGTAAATCTTCCTTATACGACAGGGGAAACCTCAACCATTGAAGCGATTGGCTTGGCTTGGTCAGCTTTTTCAAGCGGGATAGGACCTGCTTAAAACTATTTTTGCGGATGAAGATCAAAGTTGATACGATTCAACTAAGACATCTTTAATCATCTACGTGAAAAAATTTCTTGCATCCGTTTTAGCAGTTGCTGCATTAACGACACCTGTTTTTGCTGGAGAAGAGAAAGTTAAAAGGTGGCGCAGCTTTGATTCTGTAGGCTGCATGATGCTGCGGGAATGTACTGAGGACGTAGAGCGGATAGAAACCTGGTCGGACTTAGGCCCAGAATATGCAATTGCAGGATCCGAACTAGACGGCATTATTGCAGCATTGGACAAAATCGGCGCAGGAATTTTTGTAGCCGATGAAAAGTATTTCGCAATGAGAATGCGCGGTGTTTATGACGTACGTTTAAACAACATCTTTTTAAACAAGTTTTACTTAGATCAACCCACCAAGATGATTCAGGTCATTCGCCATGAAGCATGGCATACCGCACAAGACTGCATGGCGGGAACTTTAGACAACACGTTTACAGCTTTGATTTTTCCAGAGGAGGATGTACCTGACTGGATTCGTAGGGGAGCAGAGCGGACGTATCCAAAAAACGTATTGCCTTTTGAAGCCGAGGCAATGTGGGCAATGTATGTAGAAGAGAAGACCAAAGACGCCTTGGAGGTTTGTGCGGGACCCCTAAAAATGTGGGAGCACTACACCCCTACTCCTTTAACAGGCGAGTGGCTGAAAGAAAAGGGGTTCATGAAGGAAGGTTAAAACAAAAGATTTGTTACTGATTGTATAATCTTATTAAGTCTCATGGGACTTATTAAGGACTTCTGTACTCGCTCGCGGTTCCTGCTCCGGATGACTATTGTTCTGGGACACTAACCAATACAGTCATGACACATACCCCTCCCAACGACCAAACCATCGTTGATGAGTATTTTAAACTACGAACGAATCGAAGGCGCAGCCGATTAGCTTGGCTGTTTGGTATGATTGCGACCTATGGCCTTACTCCAGACGCCCTAGAAGGCTTCTCCTGGGGTCCTGAGGCCTCGATCTACATACAAGGCAAACGTCGCCCTGTAAGCCCTGTACACCCTCAATGGGCTATAATTTTCAGGCTAAAAGAAGAGCAGCCCCGCAACTGGCAGGACTGCTTGCAATCTCTGTCTGAACAGTTGTACTGCGCAATGGCGTATCAAAAGGTAGGCGTAAACATCACCGACCTTTTGTTATCGCATCAAATGCGGAAACGTTTGTACCGATCCGTCAAGCGGCCTCGGAAAGTACTCCGACATCTTGCAAGTGTTTCTTGACAGCAACAACGTTCCAGCGGTAGCTGTCACGCGAAAAGGTGTTTGAAAAAGCTGCAAAATGCGGCCCGAGCTTCAGTGTGCCGTCATCGCGGTACTGAAAGAGAGTTTTGCGATCAAGGCCCAGGATTTCACCTGCCTTATTGGCAGATACCCATGAAGACTTGGAAGCCATGCTGTGTGAGGCGTGGATACTTCATCACGGTATAAACCCTTACTGAGGTGTCAAGCGACTTTAGAAAATTTTTATCTGTTTATTTAGAAGTGTAAATATCTGCTCGTAGAATTAGTTAACGGCAACTAAAGAGTATGTTCAATAATGAACAGGAACCGCTTTCCCTGCTCATTGAAATCACTCCAAAGTTAGCGAAAAGACGTTATCGACAATCAATTTACGAAGCCTGGGATCACTGCTGTGGCTACTGTGGTGACAAGGCAACAAGTTTAGATCACATCGTACCAAGGTTTAAATCTGGTTCAAGCAACAGAAACAATTTAGTCCCTGCTTGTCGCCGGTGTAACCAGAATAAAGCATCCCATGACATGGAGGAATGGTATCGGCAGCAAGATTATTTCTGCGAAGAACGCCTGGAAAAACTCATAGCTTGGGCGGAAACACCTCTTATTTGTCCTTCAGAAATTTATTATCAGCCTGGTTACATTCCTGCAGCAGGTTAGTTATCCTGTCTGTAGTGGCATGAAACGAATGAGTGATAAAGAGTGGCGCAAGGAAAACGATACAAAAGTCGATTACATCATTAATGAAATAACGAATGGGGATAAAAATGCCTCTGCGTATCTGTATGATCTATCCGCTGCGGCGCGGATTGTTGATGACATCTACGATGAATTTGAAAACGTAAATCCCGGCCATGCCATGCTTATGGTAGAAATTCTTTTTGTTCGTATTCCAAGCAATCCTTTCTTTCAAAAGTACAGAAAAGAATTAGAAACCTACCATTTTGCCATGTGGCAAGCGTGGGAAGCTAGTAACGCTTTGGAAAACGGGGATGAAACCGATCGAATTTATCACCACGTATTGCGGGATTACTGTAACGAAATCTTGCTTTTTGTGGCTTTAAAGTGCTTAGGATATAATCAAGTTAAGAAAGTGAACCTGCTTATACGCAGGCTTTTTAATAAAAAACTAGGGGAATAATGGGTCTTTACAGCGGAGGAGGAGGAGGCCAACCGGATCCGGTAGAGGTTCGTAGGGCAGAACTTGAAAAAGCTTGGCAGGAATATAAAAAAACGATGGCGGTTCAAGAACCGTCAGTCGATAATATGGGTGCTGTCGGTGTGTTTTACAACCCAGCTAATAAACAATGGAACGTAACGCGAGAGAAAACAGATTTCAAAACAGATTTTGAAATACAAGATAAAATAAACACAAACTTTAAAACGGTAAGAAGGGAAACGGTATCAAGCAAACGTGTAGGGAGAGGAGGAGGAGAACTACGTTATACAGTTACTGTTCGATATGATATTGAGGATGGGGACGGAAACGTAGTACATACAGGAAGATCAGAAAACTATAGAGGTACGGAAGAATATACAGGCTATGGCAGAGGTTCCAGAAGTACTGGAAGGATCATAGTCGATCGGTATGCTAACGATGATGTAACTATGGATCTTGAGCAACAAGAAAGAACCGCCAATGAGATTAGAGACAGAGAAAAAGAAATAGCAAAAGTAGAAAACCAGTATATAGGTAAACGTAACAAGCTTTCAAAGGAATACAACGAAAAAGGAACAGTATTAAACAATAAAAACACAGCAAAGAACGCTGTTTACGACCAAATTGTTGATAATATTGCAAGGAATACTAAGGGTTCTGATTACATAAATCGTCGAGCTAGCGTTGATAATTTAAAAAACACATTAACAAATGCTGGCATTAGCGACAGTAACGCTAACAGTATTATTTCTACGTTAAAAAACGAATATAAATCTTTTTATCGTGCCGAAAAATTACAGAAATGGGATTCAAAATTAGGCGCAAAACCTCCTTACGGAAGCTTTGATGCTTCTTATTATGCAGGAATATCGCCCACAGCAAACACAACTTGGACTAATGCAGTAAACAACGATGATATTGATATCACTGAAAGATATACAAATAAAAATGGTTTTTTGTTGTACCACTACACAGCTGCTGGTAAACCTGCTGGTCTACGAGGAAATAGGGCTGAGATCACAGAGCAAACAAATGCATATTTAGAAAAAACTCCTACAGATAGTGATTTACAAGCCGTAAGAGATTTACAGCTTGGTATAGCAGACAATCAAGCACAACGTCTCTTGGCAGTTCCAGAGATTGCTGAACAATGGGACTTAGCGCGTCAGGGAGATCCTTATTGGAAAAATCTCGCTAAAGAAAACTTTTTAGACATTGAAGAGCCTGATCAGTTTGCGGCTTTATTTCGTTTATCTGACCGAGAAGAAGATAAGCAAATTAAATTTAACTTGAATTTAAATACCGGCTACGGTATTACAGATCTTGAGGACGCTATTAATCAAGCTGTAGGAGAAAAAGCCCTGGTAGATGTCACTAGGTTTGGTGCATTAACCCAAAATGTTTTGAAAGACACGATCGAAGAAATGAAAAAGGCTAAAGCCCAAGAACAAGAACTAGAACTGTTCCGAGGTTTTGGTGGCTTTGAAGAAATTATGAACATAAACGAAGAGCTTACTAACTCAATTATGGGCGATAGTGGTGTTGGTGGTGTGCTTGCTTTTACCAGTGGAGACAAAGCGGAAAAAAGCCTGGAAACAGCAATAGGTAACCTTACTGGTGTTGGTAATAATACTACGTATAACTGGCAAAACTGGTTTGATAATGAACTTCAAAAACAATACGAAGGTGATTTAGAACTAGGGTACACCAAGGACGAGGCTGAAAAAGAAATTGCGATTGAAGCAGAATTTGCCAAGAATTTTATTAACGATTATTTAGTGCCCCGTTTTGATACTTCTCGTTCAATGGATGAATTTGTCGAGTATTTAGATGTAAGACAAGAAGAACAGAATCCATTCCAAACGCAGGATATGGTTAATGCAGTTCAGCAAGTAGCACGATTACGTTCCGAAGCATACTTAGACCAGTTAAAAGGTACAGCCGACCGTGGTTTTAATGCTGATTTTTACTTTAACCCTACAGGAGACGATGCAAGAGTTTCTGACTATGCGAAACAGAAAGAAAAGGTATCCAGTGATTGGGATAAGGCTCGATTTGGCACACCAGAAGAGAAGGCTTATTGGGCCAGTCAAGCCTATCGTTTTGGTCTAGACATTAACGATAAGGAAAGTTTTGCCAAAATTCACTTTCAAATCAAGGGCCAAGGCAAGGGTTATGACGGTGCTGATGATATTTTGAATGCTTCAAAAGTTAGGAATAAAATCTTTAATGACATTATGCCTGTATTGGAAGATGAAGCATTAGAGCAGGGAACTGTTTTTGGTCAGTTTGTTAAACCTGAAGAATTTGCAGAAGAACTTCTGCAGGGTATTAATCCTGAAGATGAAGAGTATCAAGAAATCCTTGACGAACTTGGTATAGATGAATTCACAGGAACAGTAGACGAATTAAAAGAATATATTGTGGAGGCGCTACGTGGAGGCAGTGCGCAATTAATCAGAGAAAATATTAAATACCTTAACGAAAAACGTGAAAAACCTACTCAAGAAAAGCTTGGTATTACTTACATTGAACGGGAGGAAGACTACGCTCCTGAGAAAGTCAAAGCAGAAACACAGCTTTATAAAGTATTTACCAACGCAGGATTTCAAGGAACAGAAGACGAGTTCTATGAGGAGTTCTTCCCTGACACTGACCGTTCTGAGCAAATCTTACTGAGTAAAGGAGGAACAAACGAAGGCTTAGAAATGATTGATCTTGATTTCAGTGATCCTTTCGCGGCGTTTGGTACAGTTCAAGGTTTCTTTGACGATGACGAAAGAGAAGAAAAAGAAAGAGAAAGAAGAAAGGAGGGCGAGGGGAAAAAAGGCAGAAGTTACTTTAGTTTAAACTTAGATGATGACGATGATGAGGACTATAAGTCCAAGAGTGGACAGGAAATCCTCGGAGAGTTTACCTCAATCTTTAAAGGTTTCTAATGGCTGATAAACGCAAGAAAGCAGCAAAAGCAGCCAAGCTTGCCAAGGACAAAATGGCTTGCAATAAACCTAAGAAGACTCCTGGGCACCCAACGAAGTCACACGTCGTAAAAGCCTGTAAAGACGGAAAAGAAAAAATCGTTCGTTTTGGTCAGCAGGGTGTAAAAGGTGCTGGAAAGAATCCGAAGACAGCCAAAGAGAAAGCACGTAAGAAGTCATATTATGCTCGTCATAATGCACAGGATAGTAACCCTGACAAGTTCTCTGCCCGTTATTGGAGCCACAAAGTCAAATGGTAAGTGTTGAGATGGAAATGTCCATCGAAGATTGTCAGGTTTTATACCAGGCAGTCTGTGATGCTCTTCAGTACTGGCCGGGTTCTCCTGGCAGGCCTAAAGAACAACAGGAAAAATTCAGGCAAATGAAGTTCTTCCTGTTTAGCATTATGTGCGAAGCTTCTTTGGATTCATGAAAAAAGCCGACGGTTACATCCAGGCACGTCCCAAAAAAACACGTCAAGGTCAAGGTAAGCATTCGAAGCCTACAGGTAACAAGAAAAAGTATCGCGGTCAAGGTAAATAAATTGTGTATGATTGGAGGTAATGCTTATTACCTCCATGGCGGATTATTCGCTAGCTGTAGAACTTATCCGTAAGTATGAAGGGTATAGCGAAAAAGCATACTCTGATCCAGCCACTGGAGAAGAGCCGTACACACTTGGCTTTGGTACGCAGTTTTATCCGGATGGTTCTCCGGTAAGACAAGGCCAGCGATGTACATATGAGAAGGCAATCGAATATTTATTCAACGAAATTACTGTTATTGAAGCGCAGTTACGCAAGCTAAATCTGGGTTTAGATCCCTACATGACTCAGGCTTTAGTGTCGTTTATACATTCGGTTGGCTGGGAATCTTTTCTGTACAGCGAAGTTATTGACAACATTGAGCGAGAAGATTTCCATGGGGCAACGCTGGTCATGTCTGACTGGGTCTTTGATGCAGAACACAAAGTTATTGGGGGTTTAATTGATCGACGGCGTGAAGAGTCAGAACTTTTCCTCACCGAAATTGACCCTGAAGAAGATTATGGCACCGATATTTTACTTCGTGCTTTCCGCTATTACTCAGCTTCCAGGCATCAAGTAGGAGCGATTAGACAGCTGGAAACCCAGATCAGTCCTTATGTCTTGGCTGAGTTTGCAAACTCATTCCGTGTCCAAGAAGACCCTTGGGCGGCGCTAACCGACGCGGAGTTAAATGCTATCTTTGACGTGTAGCCTTAGAATAACGGAAGCAAAAGAAATCGAAATGGAACGTTCTGTGGAGCCTAGAGAATTTCACTTACCACTTGAACTTCAATTTTCGATGCGAAAGGCAGAAATATGCGCCCAAGAAATGACATGGGAGCAGCTACATGCAGCCCTATTGAACTTGTACCATCAAAGATTGATGGAGTGGTACGCAATCAAGTCCCTCATGGAAGATGAAAATATCCAGATTGACTTCGATGTACCGACCGAATTGGAGTTAGCAGAACTCGCTGTAAGTCAGATGTTTGATCCTGACGAAGACGAAGACGACGTAACTCCTTTTTGAACGGATAAACAGACATGCTGTCTACTGAGTACCGCAAGCGGCTTGAATTCATTTGTTCACGTATAGCCGAGAAACAAGAGGTTTTGTTAGAAGACATGATCTGGGCCGAAAAATTAGCCAAGGCAAATCGTTCGGCAGCTGAGATCTTACGTCGTGCCAGGCGTTTATCCCGAAATCCAGAGATGAAAGCAGATAGTCTGGACGGATTTATGAACGCCATGGATCTAGGTGATCCTGATCCAACAAATCACCGGACCACATTTAGGGATCCGGATGACATTGTCGAATGGTTTAGCCAGGAGAAAACAGATGACTGGCGTCAAAGAGACTGATGTGATCAGTCACCAAGCTCAATCAAACGCTCAAGATACCACTGCGCTTTCTGTAAGCTCTCGATACCCCCTTTCTGCCGTTCTCGCCAAACGTACTTTGCCGCGCATCCTTTTAGGTACCCTCTATATTCTTCACGTGTTAATTGTGCTTCGATCGCTTCAATGCATTCAATGGATCCGGAAGTGTAGTGAGCGGGGTGGTTAACCGGATCGGAAGTTAAATCGATATCTTCTTCCCAAATTTCTTTGTGTTTGGCAAGGTAAGTATCCCAAGGAGTTTCACGCTTCTCCTTGGCACTGCGCTTTTCTTCTTCGTTATCTTTTGCCCAGGGCACGGGACAGATACCCCCTGGACAGTCAGAAATTTCTTCGCTTCCTACCGGCTCAAACCACGCCTTTTCTTCGACTGGGCCATCATTTCCTCCGACGGTGCTCCCAGATCCATCAGAATCATCTTCGACTTCGGTGAGGCTCCAGCTTCCGCTCCTTCCTCCATCGACGGAATGTATCCGGTCAGTCCCGGACGCTCCATCGATTCTGTCCCTAGATTCTTTCTTTCCATTCCCTCTTGACATAATGACAATCCTCTGTTCTGGTTGTCATATAAGGGTACATCATTTTCTTGATTAGCGATTGGCTGACCGAAATCCATTTCGGAAACCATGCGACATTTAACTTCGTCTTCGACAAAAGAATCTAAGAAGCCGACTGCGTCGAGCATGACTATAACCCACGTTGATTTATTGCTTTTACAATAATACTATGGCAAGTTTCTTTGATCCTACCTACGATCCAAGCCGCGACTCGGCGTCGTCAGGTGTTGAGGTATCTGATCTTAATCCTGAAAAGATTTACGATACAGACTTACGTCGTTTTGAAGAAGATAAACGTTCAAACGTTGAGAGCCTGAACGATAAACAAGAACGTATTGGTAAGTTCTTCAGGGCCGCCAAGAGTGCTGGTGCCTACAGAAAAAGAGCTGGCATTGCAGAACCCACAATACGGGGCAAAACCCCCAGGAACCCAGCGATTCTTGATGGAACAGAGTTACCCAGCATGGGGGATACTTATGGGCCTGTGGGGAGCACTAACTACCCCAACAAGCCCCAGCCGTACGCAGGTCGTCCTTACGGTTAATTAAACCTGAGAAAACACAACATTCGGGGGTTGGTGTTGATACTTACCCTTTCGATCCTGGTAGCTGGTTTGGCACGGCTCACCACGGTAGAACAGAAGCTGTGTAATACCTTCGTTGGCATAAATGCGGTTGAAAAGCGGAGTACAGTTGCTGATTTCCAGAGTCAGATAGCCTTCCCAACCGCTTTCAGCTGGGGTGATGTTAACCAAAATACCTGACCGAGCATAAGTAGATTTACCGACTGCTACTACAGTTACATCCCGGGGCAGCTTGAGACGCTCCATAGCAACACCTAAGCAGTAACCGAAGGGAGGCAGTAGAAAATATTGGCCCTTTTCATCTTCTAAAAGCTCTGTAGGACGGAGAATTTCAGGATTGAAATCCTTGGGATCCGATTCACCAATATCAATACGTCCAAAAACCAAGCATTGCTCAGGGGACAAACGGATGTCGTATCCATAAGAACCCAAGCCGTAACTAAGCAACTTCTTACCGTCTTCTTCGCTAACCAACTTATCAGCGAAAGGAGCAATCATCTCCTTTTCTTCAGCCAACTGCTTGATTTCCCAGTCTGCAAGTACGCTCATCGCAACAATTAATCGTACTTCAGTATAGGTAACTCAACAAAGAATACGTCCTTTTTCTGAGTAGATATCAATGAAATTTTCGGTAGCTTTTGTTGAATCCCCGATGGGTGGTAAATAGACCAAAAAGGATGTACACGTTTTCTTTTTACTGATGCCTTCACTTGTGTTCCGTACAAGGATCGGTGCAGTTTTTAGTATGCACATTGGAAAATCAAATATCTTTTGTTCGTAACGAAACATGTCAGGGCAGTTTGTAAAATACAAACCTTCTTTTATTTCCCGTGCTAACCAGCAGCGGTACATTTTTCTAAACCAAACCGCATGGGAAGAAACCAACGTTGGAGACGATGCACGTGTCATTTTCCAACGATCATTTTTCTTATCCCAAAAGTAAGTGCCTCTTGGTGGAAATAAATATGCACTCCCGTGCCATTGTTGTGCATTCAACCCATCATCCGATGGCGTGAAGTATTGCGCAGCTTCGACATAAGTATTGGCAGTTTTGGAACTAGCTACGTCAAGGTCAATGCCATCCATTAAAGCGTGGGCAGCAGTGACCAGGTCGTAATTAGTAATTAATTCAATATCTTCTACACGTTTTCGAATATCTTGGATCGCCATCAGGAATCAGTAACCAAGTTATAGTCAATTTCAAAATAACGCATTCCGTCAGCATCATTGATGATGTAACCCGCTTTTTCAGTAGGGTCTATCTTCTGTGCAGCAGCCAGGATACGACGGAAGCTTTCTGCAACATCACCGTCATTCTTGCCTTCACATTCTTCTTGCGCTGCATGGATCTCTTTCAACGTCAAAAAGAACATTGAGCGTTCTTTATTTTGTGGCTGGAACACCATCACCCCCGGACCTTCGTATTCCCACATCTTCATATACTGCTGACCCATGTCACCAAGAATAAACTTGATTGTGGTGTCTAGCATCTGTGCTTTTTCCGTATCCATATCGGGGCCGATGATGGATGCCAGTAATTTTTCGCGACGGCTCATTTTTCTAAAAGTCCTTGACGTTGCAGTGATTCCAGTAATTTAGGCATCGGCTGATATAAGACAACCATTTTACCCAGAACTCCTCTTCTCTTTACTAATTTTCCTTCGGCATCCCGAACCTTATCAAATTCACCTGAGCGAATCAAATATTCAGCTACACAACGTAATCTACGTTTTAAAGGAAGTTCTGCTTGGGGGAATTTTCCACAGATAGTATCTGGTTCCATGTCTTGGAACGCTAGGCGGAGACGATTCGCGAGTGTCATACCGGAATTTGCGTCTTCTTCCTCATAATTTTTTAAGTTTTCTAGGTAACGACGCAGGCAATCGTCGTCAAATGACCCCATCGGCGGTAAAAAATCCGCGATTTGCAGAACAATAGACTCAGGAAGAACCTGAGTATGGTTCTCTATAGTCACTTCTGCAATATTCACGTTTTTAAAGCGATGGGCCATATCACAACTTGTCGGGACCGCTGGATTGGTACATAGGTGCGTAGCCTGTTCGGTAATCCTGCGGGGTAAATTCCCTGTTTTTAGCGAAAGATTCCACCAATTGGTTCCAGGGGATACGGATAACGGCCTTTTTCCCTGGATCAGGGCACGCATTAACGTAATGAATGCCTTCAACCCAGCCTTTGCTCGGGTCTTTTCGACCCAACGCCATCCAATTGCGTAAAGTTTGGTCCGAAACATTTAATCGTCTAGCGCATTCCTCGGTTGACAGGTATTCGTCAGCGTAAGCCTGTGGGTTTAAGTAATCGGTTTCTCCGGTGGAGTAACGACTATGCCACATAGAAGCCAGAATATTACGGATTCCCTTAAGTTCCCAAGCAATATCTTCGAATCCCTTACGGATACCGTATTTCATAACAACAAAACCTTTTACTGAATGCTAGCCTTTGGGAAAAGAATTCGCTTTAAAATGGAAGAACAAGTTTCTCCTAGCCAACAACCAGACTTTCCACAAATTTCTCCTGAGCAGCTTACTGAGATGAAGCGTATTGCCAGAGAAAGGGCAATGCAGCAGACTTTGGCAGAGAAAATGGCCGCTCAACAACCCCAACAAGTTGTTTATGTCCGTCGTAATCTTACTGTTGCTGAGCTTGTTCTTGTTATTTTGCTTGCCTGTGGATTAGTCACTGGCGTACAATTTAGCTGGAACATCGCAACCAATGTCTTACCACGGATTGAAATCCGGATGAAGTAAGGTATTGGACTAACGCAACTATAATTGATTTAAGGGAATTTATGTGAATAGGTAGTGGCTAATCGCAGGATCAGCGAATTACAAGAGATCGCAGGTATTGACCTAGCGGAAGCCGACCTATTTACGGTGGTTAAGGTCGCTGAAGTCGACCCTACAATTAAGAATAAAAGGCTGACGGTCTCTGGAACCAAAGCGTATTTAGATATTTTTTATCTACCAAGGACTGGTGGTACGGTCAGTGGATCTGTCACGATCCAGGAAGGGCTCACTGTCAGTGGGCTTTCTACCTTATCGAGTGGTCTTAACGTCACTCAGACGGGAAACATTGATACCTTATTTGTCTCCGGTAATGCGACAATCACCGGCACGACATCAGGTACCACCTTTACTGGTACAACGATCAATGCAACAAATATTACTGCAAACGAGCTAACTGCAACAACATTCAGCATTACAACCCTGTCAGGTGTCTCTGGTATTTTCACAGACACTGTAATCGCAACCACGGGTACGATCACTGGCGCAACAGGCGCATTTACTCGGGTTGTTGGTCAAAGTGGTGTTGTTAGTAATACTTTAAGAGTCGGTACAATCACAGGTGACTTCGGTGCATTCGGCACCGTCACCGGCGTCAATATCCTTGGTGCAACTCAGGTTTCTGGTGCTACTGTCACGGGCCAAGAAGCGGAGTTCACATCAGGCACCTTCCAAACCTTGGTTACTGATGGATTTACCACCCAAGGTGATTTAACAGTTTCGGGCACCTTTATCGCAGAGGGGTCAGGCTTCTTCTCTTCCGGTGTCAATATCACTGGTACGTTAAGTGGTACGACTGTTACCGGAACTAACGCTCAGTTTACAAACGTCACCGGCGTTAATGTTATTGGCACCACGCAAGTTTCTGGTGCAACCGTCACTGGTGGATTAGCTAAATTCACGACCTTAACTGGTGGTACTGCAGGCTTTACAACTGTTACAGGTACCACGGTCACAGGCAACACCGGTAACTTCACTTCGATCAATGCGATCACCGCTAACTTCACCACGGGTGTTATCCGTGAAGAATTAACGGTTACCGGAGACGCAGACGTCAAAGGCACATTTATTGCCGAAGGTTCCGGCTTCTTCTCCTCAGGTGTTCACATCACGGGTGAGGTCAGTGGTGTCACCTTTACAGGTACGGCTGCAGGCTTTACGACCGTCACTGGAACCACAGTTACCGGCACCACAGTCAACGCTGTCACTGGTGTTTATACCACACTGCTTTCTGGCACGACCGTCACCGGCAACACCCTGCAAGCCACCACCATCACCGGTGGCACTGCTGGAGTCACCACTCTTACTGGTGCAACCGTTACAGGTACTAACGCAAACTTTGCCACAGGTACCTTTGGAAATCTTTTCGTCAATGTTCATACAATTACTGGCAGCCTTACCGTTTCCGGTGATTTAGAGGTTGATGGGGACGCTACCTTTGCGTCAGGCGTCAACATTACAGGAACTCTAAGCGGAACAACCGTCACGGGAACCAGTGCGCAGTTCACCAATATCACCGGTGTCACTGTTGTTGGTACCACTACTGTTTCAGGCGCCACAGTCACTGGTAATACAGGCCGCTTTACCAACGTCACAGGCGGAGCAGCAGGCTTTACGACTGTTACAGGTGCCACTGTTACAGGTACATCTGCACAATTTGTTGGCGGTAACTTTACGACCAGTGTTACTGGTACCACGATTACAGGTACAACAGTCAATGCAGTAACTGGTGTTTACACAACCCTGCTTTCAGGTGCCACAGTCACTGGGAATACGGGCCAATTCACAACACTCACCGGTGGTACTGCAGGCTTTACCACTGTTACAGGTGCCACTGTTACAGGTACGTCTGCGCAGTTTGTCGCTGGTAACTTTACGACCAGTATTACTGGCACCACGATTACAGGTACAACAGTCAATGCGGTAACTGGTGTTTATACCACCTTGCTTTCTGGCGCCACAGTCACTGGAAACACGGGCCAATTCACAACACTCACTGGTAGTACCGCAGGATTTACCACCGTCACAGGAACGACTGTCACGGGAACAACCGCAAACTTCGCCAGTGGTGTCTTCTCTGTACAAGCTTCAGGCGTGACAATTACTGGAGCGAGTGGTCTCTTTGGAACCACGTTGCAGATTAGCGGTTCCAATGTTGCTACTAACGCAACTTCAGAAGAGAACTCAATTGTGTTTGCAATTGCCCTTGGTTAAAAGCCTTATAATTAAGGAAACTGTGATCTGTATCTATAAATAAATGGCCCGTTTCATTTCGGTTGTTAGGCAGAATATCGGTAGCGGGTCAGCCAATGTCACTCCCGTTATTACCGGCACTACAAATTCAAGTGGTGTTCCTGCTAATACCTATGGTGTTTTGTTGAGTGTTTTGGCTTCTAACACCAGTGCTAACGCACAGAATGTAACTGTTGAATTAGTTAAATCAGGTGCCAGTGTTACTGGTTCCTTGGTGACATCTGGTGCAATTCCTAATCAATCTTCACTTGAATTTTTGACCGGCAATAAAGTAATTGTCGAGTCAGAAGATGTCATCCGTGCGTATGCCGGTACCGGTAACGCCGTTGATATCACCGTTTCGTACATGTTGAACTCCCAAGACAACAACATCTGATCATGCCTTTTATCGGTAACGTCCTTACTTCTTTTGCTGTTGAGACTGGTAACATTAATGACCAGGCTATAACAGCACCGAAGCTTAGTGCCACTGGCGGTACCAACGGTAAAGTCCTGGCGCTTGCTGCTGATCTAAGTCTCGAATGGGTCACTGCCTCGAGTGGGGCGACTGAAATTAATGGCCTGTCTGATGCTGTCACCTACGATAGTGGCTTAAGCATCGGTCTTGGCACAGGTGCTCTCGCTAACGATGACGGCACTGACAATGACAATACCGCACTTGGATATAACGCTCTTAATGCAAATACGAGTGGCAGCCTAAATGCTGGGGTTGGTTATCAAGCTTTAGCTCAAAACACTACTAGCGAAGGAAATACTGCTGTTGGTGCTAGTGCTCTTTCTGCAAACACCACTGCAGACAACAACACTGCGGTCGGCCATGGCTCTTTAGGGGCTAACACCACTGGCTCGCTGAACACTGCTATTGGTGCTGATGCACTTGGCGCAAATACAACAGGATATTGGAATACAGCCGTCGGCAGAGATGCGCTGAAAGATCAAACAACTGCAACTTTAAACACTGCGATTGGAGACCGTGCAGGAGAAAATCACACAACAGGAGGTTCTAATGTTTTTGTAGGTTCCACTGCTGGGTATAACACGACAACAGGTAGTGCCAATGTATTTGTAGGGCGAACTTCTGGCGAAGGAAACACTACCGGTTCAAACAATGTATGTGTCGGCAATGGCGCAGGCAACACATATGGTGTGCTTACCCAGGTTACTTTTGTTGGCAGTGGTGCAGGTGCAAATTCACTTGGCACCGGCGCTGTAGCTTTCGGCAGAGATGCTCATCGAAATGTAGACGGCGATTACAACACTTTTATTGGCTGGTTATGTGGTGAGGGTGCTAACTCGGCCACTGCTACTAACAACGTTGGAGTTGGAAAGCAGAGCTTTTATGTCGTCAGTAGTGGTTCTGAGAATGTTGGGGTAGGGCGCAATACTTTCAAGGCGCTTACAACAGGAAGCGATAATGTTGCGATTGGAGATAGTGCGCTTGATGCTTGTACAACCGGAGGAAACAACGTAGCAGTCGGTAAAGATGCTGGCGGCTCTTTAACCACTAACAACAGAAATGCCTTTGTTGGATCACAAGCAGGTGCAAGCGTAACTGCAAATGACAACGCTGGATTTGGATACAACGCTCTTAACGCAAATACGACTGGCACACAAAACACTGCTGCTGGATCGGGTGCTCTTCGATTAACCACTACCGGTAACTACAACACAGGGGTTGGTTATCAAGCTTTAGCTCAAAACACTACTAGCGAAGGAAATACTGCTGTTGGTGCGTACGCTCTTGATGCAAATACAACAGCTGCCAATAACACTGCTGTTGGTTACAACTCTCTTGGAGCTAACACCACTGGTACTCAAAACGTAGCCCTGGGTGTATCAGCTCTTGCTTCGACCCTAACCCATTCCAATAACATTGCTATTGGTTATCAAGCGATGACCACTGCAAATGGAGCAGCTGATTCGATTGCCGTAGGCTCCGATGCATTGAAATTTGTTACTACAGGTGATTACAACGTTGCTGTTGGCAAAGACGCTCTTAAATATACAACTACTGCTAGCAACAACACTGCGGTCGGTACTAATGCTCTTGAGGCCAACACCACTGGCGCTTCAAACGCTGCCGTCGGCGCAAACGCTCTTGATGCAAATACCACTGGCTCTAGCAACGTTGCCCTTGGGATGAATTCTTTAAGCGTTAACACTACTGCTAGCAACAACACTGCGGTTGGCAGAAGTGCGCTTGAAGTAAACACCACTGGCACCCAAAACGTTGCTGTTGGCGCCTATGCACTTGATGCAAATACCACTGCAAACGACAACACTGCGGTTGGCTACGACGCTCTTTCTGCTGCCACAACTGGTGGCAACAATACTGCAGTCGGCAAGATTGCTCTTCAACACAACACTACAGGTATTAACAACACAGCAGTCGGTAAAGATGCGTTGGCAGCAAACACAACTGCTAATAGCAACACTGCTGTTGGCACTGATGCTCTTACAACTAGCACCACTGGTATTCAAAACACTGCTGTTGGTTTTGAAGCAGGCAAAGCTAATACTACAGGATATAACAACGTATTTGTTGGTGAAGTTGCAGGAAAAGCAAATACTACTGGCCATTCAAATACAGCCTTAGGTCGGCTTGCACTTAACCTAAACACCACCGGGATTCAGAACACTGCAGTAGGCAATGAAAGCCTGCAAAAAAACACAGCGGATAACAATACTGCTGTCGGCCATCATGCTTTAGAAGAAAACACTACTGGAACGCAGAACACCGCTCTTGGCTCTCTTGCGCTTGATGACAATATTGCTGCTAACAACAACACCGCTATTGGCTATAAGTCTTTAGGCGCAACTAACGGCTCCAGTGCTTCACAAAACACTTCTGTGGGCAGCCATTCGATGGATGCAAACACGAGTGGTGCAGAAAATACTGCTTGTGGTTATGACACTTTGTCTGACAACACAACAGGCTCAGGCAACGTTGCTCTAGGTGCTTATGCCCTGGCTGACAACACAACAGCATCTAACAATACCAGTGTAGGTTATTTTTCTTTATACAAAAATACAACTGGAGGAAGTAATGTTGCGGTTGGAAGAAGTGCTTTACGCAACAACACTACTGCTTCAAACAATACTGCGGTCGGTTATGACGCTCTTAACTCAAACACGACTGGCACCGTTAATACGGCCATAGGTGTTGCTACCTTGACAGCTAACACCACAGCAAGTAACAACGTCGCGGTTGGTTATAACGCACTAAACGACAATACTACTGGCACTAAAAACACCGCTGTTGGCTCTCTTGCTCTTGATGCAAATACGACTGCTAGTAACAACACTGCTATTGGCTATGGTGCTCTTTCAGATAACACCACTGGCAGTTCCAACACTGCTGTCGGTAACGGTGCTCTTGGCGTAAACACCACTGGAAACAACAACAATGCGTTTGGTAAAAACGCCTTAGCCAGTAACACAACTGCAGGCACTAACAATGCTTTTGGTGATTCTGCTTTGCAGAATAATACTACTGGCGGTCAAAACACAGCTTTCGGGCAAGCCGCTGGGAAACAAATCACAACAGGTAGCCAAAACGTTGCTGTTGGATACAATGCTTTGACATCTAACAC